CCCGGGCGTGGGTTTTGAGTTCTTCGATACCCAGGCCGATGCCGGGTACTACGACATTGCCGAGGATAATCTTTATCTGATTCAGGGCAGCGATATTGTCACCTGGAACGCCGGCGCACCCCAGACCTTCACTTGGCGTTCACGAATGCACGAATTTCCCCCGGGCTCTGCCGGTTTTACGTGCGGCAAGGTCATTGCCTACGACTACCCGGTGCAACTGAAAGTCTACGCCGATGGCCAGACCGTACTGGATCAGACCATTCAGAGCATGAATATGTTTCGGATGCCGGCAGGCTTCACCCTGTCCCGCGATTGGGAGGTGGAATTGATCGGTGACGTGGAAGTGGCCAGCGTGCAACTGGCGACCAGCCCCGGAGAATTGGTCTAATGGCTCGCCGCAAGACGCTCCCGCAAGTCTCCCCGAAGGTGGCCAATGAGCTCAAGCCTCTGGTTACCGCGATCAAGGAGATCATCGAAACCGGCGAGGGTGTGCGCGGTGATCCGCTGGACCGGAAGATTACCCTGCGTGATCTGGTAGATGGCGGCATCGTCAAGATCAAGGGCGGCCTGAGCCCGAACAATCCCGGCAGTCTGGAACCGAGCCCGCCGCCGCCAAATCTGTCTGTCCCTCCGGCCCCGACTGGCTTTAACGCCATTGGTGGCTTTGACGGTCGCATCGACCTGACGTGGGACATTCCCGGCTCGCTGTACTCCAATCACGCCTACACCAATATCTATCGGGCCGAAGAAGATAACTTCGCCAATGCGATTCTGGTCGGGCGGGAAGCCGGCGCGTTCTACACCGATGTGGTGCGCGATGATGCCGTGCCGACGCCGTATTATTACTGGATCTCGTTCACGTCCAACGGCAACATCGAAGGCCCGCTGAACAGCCCATCCGGCACGATGGCCCAGGCGCTGGACATTGATTACATTGTGGGCCTGCTCGACGGCAAGATTTCCGAGAGCGAACTGGCCAACGAGCTGCTGACGCCGATTCAGTCCATCCCGAGCATTCAGACCACGCTGCTCGATCACGACGCCCGCATTGATACGATTCAGACTGCGGTTAACGAAGTTCTGAACCTGCCGGCGTTCGACAGCGCCGTGAGCTACGACCCCGGCGACACCGTGAAATACAACGGCTACGCCTGGCGGGCGCTGGTCACCATGACCGCTCCAAGCCCGGCCCCGGTCGAGGGCGCAAACTGGACCCAGATCGGCGCGTACCAGACCTATGACGACCTGCTTTCAGCCAATGCTGTAGCCATCGCGGACAACGCAACCCGCATCACCACAGCGGAAGGCCAGATCACCAGCATTTCGTCGGACGTGACCAGCCTGCAAACCGATGTATCCGACAACGACTCCAGCCTGGCCGCGCAAGCGCTCTCTATCAGCAGCCTGGAATCCCGGGTTACGACCAACGAGGGCGACATTTCCTCGGTCAGCGCCAGCATTACCCTGCTGGAAAACGGCCTGACCACGGCAGAGGGCGATATTACCGCCAACAGCACGGCGTTGAACCTGCTGGACAACCGGGTAACCAGTGCTGAAGGCACCATCTTAGCCAACAGTGCAGACATTACCCAGCTGCAGGCCGATGTGCAGGCGCTGGACGTGGACGGTAACGCCCAGGCACTTCAGGACTTGGATGTGCGCGTCACTGCCAACGAGCAGGACATTACAGCGGTTGCCAGCGACGTGACCACGCTCACGGCCTCGGTCAACGGCAACACCAGCGCCCTGCAAACCAAGGCGGAAGTGTCAGCCGTACAGGATATTGAGAACGACATAACGGTTCTCTCGGCGCAATACACCATCAAACTCGACGTAAACGGGCGCGTTGCCGGCATCGGTCTGGCCAACGTCAACGGCGCCAGTGAGTTCATTGTCGCCTCGGATGCGGTCTACTTCATCGATCCCGGGCAATCCATCACCCCCTTCGACCCGAACGCCAATTACTCCAGCATGGCCGCCGTGCGCGACACCCAACTGGTCTTTGGCTATGCCGAAGTCGAGGGCTTCAAACGCTTCGTCATCAACGTCCCGGCCTACATTCCCGAAGGCTACATTGAATCGGGCATGGTTGGGGCGATCAGTTTCGGAAAAATTACCACCGATACCGGTGTCCCTGTAACGACCGTATCCGGCAAGCTGAAAGCCGATTACATCGACGTGGATAACCTGGCCGTGGCCAGTGCCGCCACCTTCTACGGGGATGCGCAGTCCGGTAACTACGCAGCAGGCAGTGCCGGCTGGCGCATTCAGCAATCCGGCACCGTTGAATTTTACAACGGCACATTCCGGGGCCGCATCGAAGCGAATACCGGCTACATCAGCCAGAACCTGCAGATCGGCGGCACCAGTCAGGATATTGGCGATGTGCTGCAAATGGCGCAAGACGCCGATGCCGGCCTGTCTATTGTTGATGGCTGGAAAAAGCCGGGCTACACCCTGATCGACGGCAACAAGATCTTCACCGGTGATGCCTACGTCGATACGTTCCAGATCAAGGGGCAGGCGGTGACGTTTCCGAGGGGCAGGTCGGCGAGTAGTTATACCCAAGCGACTATATCACTGAAAACGATCTTGTCTCTCTCAGCTTCTTTGACCGGTGCGCCCATCATTGTCTCTGCATCTTTTTCATGCAACGGAGGCACTACACGAATGGGCGGGTACTTAACCGCTAGAATCGTTTGCGGATCGACGATTATAGCAGAGGAGTATGTGGCGATTTCGTCAACGCCAACAGGCAACTCAAGCCCAGCCGGTAATACCTACTTGCTTCGTGGCTCGTCGGCTTTTTCGGTTTTTGTCCAATCGCCGCCCTCCGGGACTTACTCTCTGCAGGTCCGGACAAACCAGAACGGGAACGACACCGGTATTTTTGAAAGATCGCTGACTATTATTGAGGCGAAACGATGAGCCGATGGGCAATTTATACGCCAGATGGGAGGATTGATTCAATTTATTCCGGGCCAGAATACGAGGCGCTTCTGCAGCCGCAAGGAAGCGAGCAGGTTATTGTTATACAGGACGATCTGGACGATTCGACAGCCTACGTCAGCGACGGCCAGGTGGTCCCGAAGCAACCTTTCAGCCTGCAAGCGACCAATCCACAGATCACCGCCGACGGCGTAGACGAGTGCGTGATCGGCAACATCCCCGCAGGCGCAACCGTCCAGTGGCCCGATGGCCAAGCCGATGAAGTCACCGATGGCGAAGTGCGGTTCTCGGTCGATCTGGCCGGCACCTACAAACTGAAGTTCTCAGCCATTGCCTATCTGGATCAGGAGGTGACCATTGAAGCGGTCATTCCAACTTAATCCGGATAACCGTCCGGCAACGTGGGCGCAGATCAAGCACTGGCGCGACACGCACGAAACCGCGCCGGTGGATACCACCTTTGGCAACTTCGATTGCGACGAGCGCAGCGATGCCCGCATGAGCGGCTCCATCGAATTGTTCGACAATTTGCCAACAGTTCAGGCTGGCAAGCTCACCTGGAAGCGGGGCGACAACTCGTTTATTCAACTAACCAAGGTCGAACTGGAGCAAGTCTACGCCGAGGTCAAGCTGAACCGGGCCGCACGCGGCGCCCTTCTGCACGTCAAGGCCGAGCAATTCAAACAGATGGACCCGACGCCCACCCCGGCGCAGTTGTCCGACCTTTCGTACTGGCTCAACTGAGGAAATCACCATGCGTGACTGGATTGGCGGGATTGCCGCGTGGCTGTCCCAGGGGATCAACTGTGCCTTGCTGTCTGGCAGTCCGGACATGACGGTTTCCGCCCGCTGCTTCATCAACAGAGATCAGCCGCGCTGGCGCACCGGGTACAAGATCATCAACCGGATCTTTTTCTGGCAGCAGGACCACTGTCGGCGCAGCTTCCAATCGGACGTTATTTACGCTATTTCAGTGCTGAAAGCTCATGATAATGATAAAATCATTGCGCGGAATCAGAAACTAGGGCAACTCTATGCCGAACACTGACGAGGCAATCCGGCCCATACTGTCCCACAACATTCCCATTGTTTGGGGAGACATTGCCGAGGGCATTGAGGCCGTCCGGGCCAAGGCCGGCATTGACGACCCCGAACAAATCTTCCGCCGGTTATGCCGCTCCGAAGCCTTCCTATTTTTCGTTCCCGAAGGATTTTTCATTCTGCTCCCCGTTTATAGGCAGGTGCCTAGCGTGTTGGTATGGGTGGCGTACGGCAAAGGCACCGGCCTGATCGGCAAATACCTCCCGAAGATTGAATCGCTGGCCCGAGACATTGGGGCGCAGCAAGTCGAGATTGACTCCCCACGGCCCGGGTATCGCCGGCTATTCAAAGACTGGACCCGAAACGGCAGCCATTACATCAGGAGATTGCCATTATGAGCGGCGGCGGCGACAACAAGGTAAAAGACACTCCAGAGCAGAGGTATCTGGCGCAAGTGGCTGCTGAAAAGTGGAACTTTGCGCAAGAGAATCTGGCCCCTCTGGAAGATGAGTACATGGCGTCGGTCGATGCCATGGATTCCGAGGGCAAAATGTCCTACATCCGGGGCCGGACCATGCAGGCCCAGACGCAAGCGCAATCTCAGGCGCAGGGCGATCTGTCCCGAGGGCTGGGCCGAGCCGGCATCAACCCCAACAGCGGACGATTCCAAGGCGACCAGACCGGACTGGCACTGGACATTGCCGAGGCCGGGGGCGAGAACCTGGGGCGCGCGCAGTTCGAACAGGACAACCAGAAGGTGATGGGCCTGCAGAACATTACCGCTATTGGCCAGGGGCAATCAGGCCGCGCGCAGGCAGGACTCTCCCGCATGGCGCAGGAGTCTTCTGCCGATGCCATCAATGACGCACAGCAAGCCTTCAACCGGCGCAGTGCCAACCTGCAATTGATCGGCACCGTGGCCGGGGCGGGTACGCGGTACGGGATGGAGAACATGGATCCGCCAGAGACGCAGACAACCGGCCTGTCCGTTCCCGAGACACCCTACAGCATGAACACCGGGGCCAATCCTTCCGGGAATTTCTACGACTACGCAGGGGATTACTGATGCCTCACTTCGAACATCCGACCGGCCAGCGCCCGGACTATTACGCCACCCCGGGTAGTCCCTATCAGCCACCGGCACCTGCACCGGAACCGGCGTTTGATCCGTCGTACATCGACCCGAATCAAGCCTTTCAGGGCAACCAGGGCGCGTCTGAACTGCTCGGCCAACTCTCCCGCGCTCAATGGGAGGACTGGAAAGCCCGGTTCGCACCGTACATCACGAAGCTGGCCGACTACGCCACGGACCCCAATGCGGCACAGGATGCGGCCACACAGGCCAAGTCCAGCGTTGGCCTGGCGTTCGACACCGCGACCACCGTCAACGACCAGAACCGTGAGCGGTATGGCGTGAATCTCAGCCCGGAACAACAGGCGGCACAGCAACGCGCCACCAGCGTAGGCCGAACCGCCGCCATGGCAACCGCAGGCAACGAGGCCCGCATTTCAGCCCTTGACCGTCAGCAGGCGATTCTCGCAGGCGGCATGGGCTTGTCCAACATTCCAGACAGGGTAATGAACTCATGAGCTACGGACTTCTAGGACTACGCAAACAGATGGAAGGCGAGGCCATGCAGGGCATTGGTGACCTGGCCGGACAGCAGCGGCAGGCCAAGCGAGCCGAGGAAGCAATGAAGCAGGCCGAGCGCGGGCAAAAGATGAGCGCCATTGGCATGGGTGCCGGCATTGGCATGATGGCCGGCGGCCCCGTTGGTGCAGCCATCGGCGCGGGCGTTGGCTTCATCGCCTCCGAAATCTTTTAAGAGGGCAGAATCATGGCACTGGATACACGAGGACTGGCGTCTGGCTTTGCTCAAGGGTTTGGCCTGGCTGATAACTATTATACCCGGCAAGAGCAGGGTGAGCGGGCCGACCGTCGGCTGGATATGCAGGAAGAAACCTTCGAAATGCAGAAGCAGCAACTTGAGCAGCAGCAGGATCAGGAAACCGCCAAGTTCGTGTTTGGCAAAATTGCGAACGGCATGGACCTGGCCGACGAGGAACTGCAGTGGCTGCAAAATAAGCCGCAGTATCTGGCCGCTCTGAATCCCGAAGTCGATCAGGCGCTGGAAACCGCGCAGCGCGTCATCGATCCCAACGACCCGCTGGACCTGAACGACGACGAAGGGCTGTACGCGATCAACACCATGTTCGAGCCGATGATTAACCGGGGCAAGGGTGGCCGAAAGCGCATTGCCGCAGGGCTGCCCGGGCGCACCGAGGGCACGATGGCCTTTGAGCTGGATGTGGAGGGCGAGGACGGCACCCGATACCGCGCACCTATGACTCGCAATCGTGGCGTGGCCGGTGAGGATGACGAGATCCGGGAAGTGCCGGTTGAAAGCCTGGTCAATACCGCGCAGGGCTACCGCGTTCTGAGGAACGTCATCAACACCAACGGCGCCAGTGAGAATGCGGCCAAGCTGTATTCGATGTTGACTGGCACAAAGCCGGAAGAAAGAGAAACTTGGTCAGAGCCATTTGAGTATCAAGGCGGGCGCTATCAGCGCAGCAAGTTGACCGGCGAGTTACGCGAAGTTCAAAGCCCGGAAGATGTGCGCAAGGGCACTGGGGCCGGGGATCCAAGCAAGCCAACCTGGAAGCAAGAGATCCGGGCTAAGCGGTTGAGTGATGAAATCAACCACCTTTGGAGAATGGAGCGCCAAATCAAAGCGCCTGGCAGCGACGGTATGACTTTCTTGCTTGGCGGGATGGAACAGACCGTAACGCCAGACAACAGGGATCAACTCGCCAGGGAGCTTCGCACTCGCATTCAGGCCAATGAGAGAGAGCTGAACAAGCTGCTTGAAGTAAGCGAGCCGCAAAATCCGAGGGACAGGATTATTGAAGAAGCCCGAAATGTTCCGCCTGAGCGCCGAGAGCAAGAAATGGCCGACTTGAAGGCAGACCCAAACATGCCTTATGCGGTCATCAAGCAAATCGAAGAAATGTGGGGCATGGGTGGCAGTGCTCCGGCGCCTGATCCGCAAACAGATCCTGACGAAAACCAGCAATCTGATGTTCCGCCTCCGCCAGATTCCCGAGGCGGGTCGCAGTCCCGAGATTCAATGGGACAGGTTCTTGGTCTGATGCAACAAACGGCAGGGGATCGTCCGGGGTCAGAGCCGCGCCAAGGCCAGCAGATGGGCCTGCAAGACCCCAATGCCGGCAAAAACTGGAAAGAGCAGCAAGTCGGGCCAATGATCGAGTCCGGCGCTAAGGCAGTCGGTGAGGCCATCGACCAGCGAGCCAACAAGAACATCAACGAGGCCGCTCGCGAACTGAGCCGCATTGCCAAAGGCGAGAGCGAGCCCTATCAGGGCAACATTCGCCAGTATCTGATGAACAACCCGGAAGCGCTGAAGCGCCTGAGCCCTGCCGACTTGCAGCGATTGCAGCAGCGGTACGGCGAACGCTTCATCAACCAATTCCTGTAAGGGCCGATTTTCATGGGCAGACTGTCTGATCTCTACAACGACCTTTCGCAGCAGCAAGCCGAGGCCGAAAGCCAGTACATCCGGACCACGACCCCGGGCCTGAGAATGCCAAGCCCGGAGCCTGAGCCTGTGCAGCAGGAGCAGGAAGAAGAACCGGGCCTGCTGTCCGATGCCTGGTCCTCATTTGGGATTGGTGCCGGTCAACTGGTCAAGGGTGTGGAGTGGTTGTTCGACACAGATACGGAAGTGGGTCAAACCACAATCGACTACTGGCAGGGCCAGCTGTCCGATGCGCAAGTGGAGGCCAACGAACAGCGGTTTGTCGATGAGGATATGAGCCTAGGTGAAGGCTTCAGCAACCCGCGCACCTGGATGGGTACGATTGTTCAGTCATTGCCGATGATGGTCCCGGGTATTGGTGCAGCGGGCGGTGTGGCGAAGCTCGGTATCCGTGCAGGCATGAGCAAGGCAGGCGCAACCGCTGCCGGGGCCGCTGCCGGTTCCAGCATGGAAGGTGCCACCATTGGCGCATTGGTGGGCGAAGAAGTCGAAGCGACAATTATGGACGCGCCCATCGAGGAATTGCAGAACTCGCCTTACTTCCAGGATCTGATTGAATCCGGCAAAGACGAAGCCGAGGCCCGCCTGATGGTGGCCGAGAAAGCCTCCGAAGGTGCGGCCCTGCAGTCTGGCGTATTGGGCGCCATTCTAGGTGTAGCGTTCAACAAGTTCGTGGGCGATGCCGTTACAGGCCGACTGTCCGAGCGACTGCTGAAAGAAACGGGCAAGGGCGTTGCCGAAGGCTCTGTCACTGAGGCTGCCCAAACCGGCGTAGAATCCTATAGCAAGCAGACCGCCCTGAACGAATCCCTTGGCCGCCCCTACGATTACTCAGAAGCCGCGAACGAAATAGTAGGCGGTACGGGTGCCGGTGGCGTGATGGGTGGCGCCGTGGGCTTTGGTGGCGGCCTGGCTGGCTCCAATACGCCCGAGCAACCGACCCAGACGGAAGATAATCCACCGATTCCGCAGCCGGACGTTGGCCTGCAAACCGAACCCGAGCAACCGACACAGCCTGCCGGCCCGGATGAGCCCGCTTTCGATGATGGCCTGGACAATATTGGGCAGCGCCTGACCGAGGCCGAGAATCAGCCGATCAGTATCCGCAACCGCAGCCGTAATCTGGCAGCCGCACCCGAAGCCCCGGCCCCGCTGTCCGAGCAAGTCGGCACCGATATTAACGCCGAAGGCCCGCAGATTGTCTACCAGCAGGACGGCATTACCGTTGAGCAGGAGGACAACCAGTTCCGCGCCTACAACGAGGACGGACTGGAAGCCTTTGGTCAGGATGCCGCCGACGCTCGCCGCAAACTGAATCGCCAGATTGAGCGCAACTGGCCGAAAGGCCCGATCCTGCAAAACCGGGACCGCAATACCCCGGCCTACATTGCTCAGATGCGCGAGATTGCACAGAACCCGAAGTACAACCGTGTCAGCACCTCCCGCGAACCGACAACCGGAGCGCCGATGGCGTTCCCGCGCGGCGTTTCACCCGAAGTCCCTGCAATGAACCTGGGCCGCACCGACACCGTGACCATGAGTGACGGCAAGGGTGGCGAACGGGAAGTGCCGGTACAGTACGCCGTGGTGGAAGCCGATCAAGTGCAAGCCTCCCACCGCGCCGATGGCAAGGAAAATCCCGGGTATGCGCAGGATGGTCTGATTGCGCTGAACAATGGCCGCACCGCTGGCCTGCAAGCCGCCTACGAGCAGGGCAACACCGATGCGTATGTGGAAGCTATGCTGGCCGATGATATGCACGGCATTGATCCTGCCGCCATTCGCAGCAAGCAGCGCCCGATGCTGGTGCGCCTGTTTGATGGGCAGTCCCTGGAAGGGATTGATAACCCGGGCGATGCGTCCAACACCTCCCCGATGGCCGATCTCAGTCTGTCCGAGCAGGCCAAGACCGATGCCGGCAAACTCGACAACGCCATTCTGTCCGAGATCCAACCCGGTGACCCGACCGGCAGCGGCAATACCGATTTCGTCACCCGAGCCGTGGACGCCATTGGCAAGGGCGATACCGATACCGTCATGCGCGACCGGGAAGGGCTGCTGACTTCTGCCGGTCAACGTCGCATTCGTGGCGCCCTGATTGCTCGCGCCTACTCCGACGACACCCTGACCCAAGAACTGGTTGAGGCGACCGACAGCGACCTGAAAACCCTGGGCGATGCCCTGACCGAAGTGGCCGGACGCTGGGCGTTGATGCGCGAACAGGCCCGGGACAATGCGATCAATCCGGATATGGACGTGACCGACGCTCTGGTAAGCGCCGTGAACATGATCCGCAAGTCGCGCCAGGAAGGCCGGAGCCTGAAAGACATTGCCGGACAGATTGATGCGTTCGCAGGCGAAGCCGATCAGATGGCCGTCTACATGCTCTCCCTGTTCTATCGGGGCGCGAGCTTCAACCGCATCCGCAGCAAGGACGCCATTACCGGTGCCCTGAGCAATTACATCGAAACCGCACTGCAATCCTCCCCGGGTGTTGATATGTTTGGGGAGCAAACCCAACCGCAAGAGGTATTGAGCCGTGAAGCGGAACAAGCTGAAGGATCGACAGGCGAACAAGCGCAAGAAGCCGCACCAAGGGTACAAACTGATGGGCCAGATAATCGAGACGCTGGGCCAGAAGGAGAAGGATCTGGCCGCGAGGCAGGCCGGGAAGAAGATGCAGGCAGCGGCGAGCAAGTAAGCGCAGCCGGTGAAACCGAGAACCTGACGCCGGATCTGGCGGTGGAGACGGAGCAAGCCGATGGACAAGCCAAAGCAGAGCAAGCCGATAATCTACCGGCTGGGGACGGAGATCAGGCACGTACCGATTCCGAAGCCGATAATGAGCCAGATGCTGAAACAGAACGGGACGACGAGCCTGAAGGCGCAGAAGTAGAGGCTGAACCGAAAGCCAAGCCAGAAGCCAAAAAGCCCGAGCCAAAAGCCGAGAGTAAGCCCGAGCCGAAGCAGCCAGATCAGCCCATTGAAGATTTTGGCGAGAAGATTGAAGGCGCCAGGAAAGACTACGCCAGCAAGATGAAGGCCGCCAAAGAAAAGGACGTGGCCGCTGTGCCGCTATCCGAGTCTTGGCCGGAACCAGACTATCAGAAGCTGGTGGAGGCCGGGGCCGATCCGTTTGCAGTTGGCTTTGCTCGCGCCTTGCGTGACGAGATACCAACTAAACCCCGCCAATCATGGAAGCTGAAGGGCTGGGCCGAGCAGGTTGATGTGTTTCGCCAGGTTGCCGAAAGATCTATTAGCGGCGACATTTCTGTAGACCGTATTCGTGAAACCGCCTCGCAGGATCGAAACAAAGCTGTCAACGCCTACGTGGTCAACCTGGCCGACCTGTACGCCGAAGTCGGCCACAGCAAAAGCCTGAAAGGGCTTCGGTTCTACTCTGCACACTTCAGCATGTTTGATGGCGAAAAGGGCAGTTTTGACAAGTGGGTAGTGGAGCGGGCCGCAAAAGCCACCGCCTTCAGCAACATGCCCCGCAGGCTGGCCGCTGCCGACACCAAAGAAGAAGCGCTTAAACAGTTTCGAAAAGTGCATGAGTCGCTGAACGAGCAGCCAAAAGCCGACAAGAATATCCGCTTTGATATTTACTCCAGTCGCCGCGACAAGGCCGACGTGTTCATTGCCAAAAAGATTGGTAAGGACGTTGTGCGCATCAAGGATGGATTCAAGACCGCCGCAGAGGCTCGGGAATATCTAGCCAAAAACCAGAGTGAGCTTGAGAGCATCCTGAGTAAAATGAAGGATATTCCGAATCACCGGAAGGTCAGCAACTCTCCCCGGGTCGGCAAGGATCACCGCAACGGCGGCGATGTGACTCCGGAAGCCTTCTCTGAGGCGTTTGGCTTTCGCGGGGTCCAGTTCGGCAATTTTGTGGAGCAAGGCCGCCGTCAGCAGGATTTGAATGAAGCCTATGACGGCCTGATGGACCTTGCTGGCATTCTGAACATTCCCGCCAAAGCCCTCTCCCTAAATGGCGAGCTTGGTCTGGCTTTTGGCGCCCGGGGCAAGGGCGGGAAAGGTGCAGCCAGCGCACACTACGAGCGCGGCAACATCGTTATTAACCTGACCAAGAAATCTGGCGCGGGCTCGCTTGCGCATGAATGGTTCCACGCCTTGGATAACTATTTCGGCAGATCCAGAGGGGGCGAGGCCACACGAAACATGGCAACCGACGGCAGTCCAGGTAACGCCGTTCGCCCAGAAGTCATCGACGCTTTCCGTAACATTCGCCAGACCGTCAATCGCATACGGATGCGTGAGCGCAGCCAGAAATTGGACAAAGTGCGCACGAAAGAATACTGGTCAACCGATGTTGAGATGACTGCCCGCGCCTTTGAAAGCTATGTGATCGAGAAGCTGAAGGATCAGCAAGGCGCCAATGACTACTTGGCCAACATCGTATCCGAGGAATACTGGAAAGCCTCTGAAGCCCTTGGAATGCAGGACAGCGACAGCTACCCGTACCCTGAAGCGGCTGAGATTCCGGAGATCCGTGCGGCCTACGATAATCTGTTTGAGGTCATCGAGACTCGCGAAGGCGATGCCGGCAACGTGGAGATGTACTCCCGAGACGGCTACCGCCGCACCCCCGAAACCCGCACCGATGCCCTCACTGCCCAGCAGGCCCGCACCTACGCCAACACCCTGATGCGCGACTGGAAAGACCGCCCTGGCGTGACCGTGGCCGATTCGATCAGCGAGTTCCCCAAACCGCTGCGCGAGGCTATTCGCCAAGCCGGCGCCGAGTCCGATATGCGGGCCGTATTCTGGAATCAGGAAGTCTACATTCTGGCCCCGCGCATCCCCAACACGCAGGCCCTGGAAGAAGTCATCCTGCACGAAGTCGTTGGTCACTACGGTCTGCGCAAGATGGTCGGCAAAGAATTGATACCGCTTCTCAATCGCGTCTACATGGATATGTCCAAGACCGAACAGGCCGCCGAGATCAAGCGCAACTACTTCCCGGGCAACACGTTCGACGCCAGCAAGCGCGAGCACCGACTGGTGGTGGCCGAGGAACTGCTGGCCCATCTGGCCGAATCCGGCAAGCAACGTCACCGCACCCTCTGGCAGCGCATTGTCACCGCCATTCGCGACGGACTGCGCCGGCTTGGCTTTACGGTGAGCATGAACGAGAATGATCTGCTCAAGATTCTGGAAGGGGCGCAGCGAACCGTGGAGCAGGGTGGATTCTCAAGGCCGAGTGAGGCTGACACCTATTTCCGCCGCGCCTATCACGGCACGCCACACCGGTTTGACAAGTTCTCGCTGGAGGCGATTGGGACAGGCGAGGGGGCTCAGGCATTTGGTTGGGGTCTCTATTTTGCGGGCAACCGCGAGATTGCGGATTATTACCGGACCGAAGTTTCCAAGGTGGCGATTGCTGACAGATTTCTGGACCAGCTGCCGGAAGATGCAGATTATGATGAGTTTGTGGAGTGGGTTTCTGAAACCGATATGCCGGCAAACGAAAAAGAGTTCATGGAAGCGCTTATTGCTGACGATCTTCTCGGGTTTGAGTATCCCGCACAAGCCATCAATACAGCCCTGAAAAAAGGCAACCTTGACCGCTATGATCCGTCTCCGCGATTGGTTGACGCCGTGAAGAATGTCGGCAGTATTTATGAAGTGGAGATTCCAGACGACAGCGATCTGTTGGATTACGACAAGCGCCTGAACGACCAGCCTCCCGGCATCACCGATGCAGTCCGCGCCATTACCGACGAGCAGCACGGCGAAGGCACCTTTGATTCCTGGATGGAAGCCAACGAAGAAGGCGGCGATTATCGTGAGTGGCGCGACAACCTGATGGAAGAAGTCGAGGACCGCGACCTATCTATGCGCCTGAATGAAAAGGGCGTGCCGGGGCTCCGATACCTGGATGCTGATAGCCGTATTGATTCGGCAAATGGGCAGACGCACAACTATGTCATCTGGGATGACAGCCTGGTATCTGTTCAGGCGATTAACGACCAGATGGCGCAAGCGGAAGCCTATTTCAGTCGGACTGGCACCGAGCAGCCCATGTTCAGCCGTGCAGGCAATCGCCTGGATGCCGCTGCCACCCATTTCAACGACCTGACCGACGATCAGCGTGCTGCATTGGGCAAGATTGCCCCACGCACGCCGAAGGAGCGAGCACAGGACTGGCTTAAAGAACGCACCGACCGCTGGCAGACCAAGGTACGGCAGGGCGCCGTAGACCGCTTTGCCGCCCTCGCTGACGTGGATACCGCCGTGCATGGCCGGGACGTGATCGAGAACAGCACCGCCTCCTCCAGTTGGGTGCTGGCGCAAATGTCCGGCTCCGCAGCCGGCGCGTTGCAATCCATGCTGACCACCGCCCGGGTAAAACTGAATCAGCGCGAGAAGATCATTACCACGCAGGACGGCACGCAGGGGCTGAACGACGCCCTGAAACAATTGGGCAGTGCCGCCGAGATCGAACGGTTCTTTGGCTGGATTGCCGGCAACCGCTCCCGCCGGCTGATGGCCGAGGGCCGCGAAAACCTGTTTGAACCGCAGGAGGTCGAAGCCCTGGCGCAACTCAATCGCGGCACCACTGACAGCGGGCAGAGCCGCCTCACCCTGTATGACAACGTGTTCCGCGAGCTCCAGCAATACCGCGACGACGTTCTGGCCATTGCCGAGCAGTCCGGCATCATTACGCCCGAGCAGCGCGAAACCTGGGCCAACGAGTTCTATGTGCCGTTCTATCGACTGGCCGAGGACGACGGCAGCTTTACCGGCCCGAAAGCCACAGGCGGAATCAGTCGGCAGGAAGCCTACAAGAAGCTGAAAGGCGGCAGCCGGCCCCTGAATGACCTGCTGGAAAACACGATGATGAATTTCTATCATCTGCTGCAGGCGTCTTTGAAGAACCAGGCCGCAATGCAAGCCATGGACAACTCGCAGGAAATGGGTATTGCCCGGGAAGTGCGCGAGGCAGATCGGGATACCGAGAACAGCACGTTCATTCTGCGCGATGGCCAGAAAATCTGGTACGAGATTGACGACCCTCTGGTGTTCAAGGCCGTCACTGCGCTGGCGCATCCCGGTATGAACAGCACCGCCATGAAGATGATGCGCGGCTTCAAGCGCCTGTTCACCAACCTGACCACCACCACGCCACAATTCGTTATTGCCAACTTGCTGCGTGACTCCATGCAGGCCGCCGCTACCAGCGAGGTAAGCAAAAACATCCTCAAGAACATGGCGCAAGGCAGCAAGGTCTACGGCGACCCGAAGATCCGGGCGAAGATGCTGGCGTCTGGTGGCTCGTTCAGCTTCGGCCACCTGTACGGCGAGAATGCCGACGAGCTCCGCTTGCGGATTACAGGCGGCCTGGCGCAAGCCGACATTCTGCGCAGCCCCTCCATGATCCCGAACGCGATCAGTGGAATGTGGCGCAAGTGGAACGAAATGACCGAGTTCACGGAGAATATCAACCGGGCCGCCATCTTTGAGCAGAACCAGGATCGAGGCGAACTGTACGCCGCGTTCAAGGCCCGGGATTTGATGAACTTCAGCCAGCACGGCGCCTGGCCGGCCATGCGGGTACTGATTGACGTAGTGCCGTTCCTCAACGCCCGCCTGCAAGGTCTGGATAAGATCTATCGCTCTGGCGTGAAGCCTGGGCTACGGACAGCCATGGGGCAAGGGACAGCCAGTGAGAAGCAGGCCGCCATGCGGTTCTGGTCCGTGACCGGCACCCTGGCACTGGCCAGCATTGCGCTGTACCTGAACAACCGGGACGACGAGGAATACAAGAAGTTGGAGGAATGGCAACGCGATTCTTACTGGTTCTTCCGGGTCAGTGACGACCACGCCATTTTCATTCCCAAGCCGTTCGAGGTGGGCGCGATTGCCACCATGGCCGAGCGACTGACCGAGCAGGCGGTGAGCGATACCGCGACCGGCAAACTGTTTGCCAGCCGCCTCAGTCACATGCTGCTGGATACCTTCTCATTCAGCCCGGTCCCGCAAATGTTCCAGCCGGCTCTGGACATCTACTCCAATTACGACGCCTTCACAGGCCGACCGATTGAGAGCATGGGGATGGAGCGCCTGAGCCCATCACTGCGCCTGAGAAACAACACAACCGCTCTGGCCACCGGCCTGAGTGCCGCCACCGAATCCGTGTTTGGCTCCGATGGGCGGATGACGCTTTCACCAGTCCAGATCGACCACGCCATTCAAGGCTACTTCGGCTCGGTTGGCTCCTGGGTGGCCGGCATTGCCGATACGGTCTGGCGCACGGCCAATGGCGAAACCGCACCGTCTACGTTCTGGTACGAGAACCAGCCGGTGCGCCGGTTCTACAAGAACCTGGGCGACGAGGATCGGTACACTCGGTATGGCACCGTGTTCTATGAGGCGCTAAAGGAAACCAACCGGGTGTACGCGGACATCAAGGAATACGCCGAGCTTGGGGAAGTCGAAAAGGCAAGAGCGCTGTATCAGGAGAATCGCCAGAAGATGGCGTATCGGATCATTCTGAACCGCGTGCAGCGCAAACTGTCCGAAATCAACAACGCCATGCAGAAAGTGCGCAGACTGGAAGCCTCACCGGAGTACAAACGCCGAGAGCTGGACCGCCTGAGAGCGCTGAAGAATCGAATGCAGGAAGCCGTGGGAGGGCAGATTGAACGGCTTAACGCTTCGGATTCGTAGCAAAGGCGACAATCAGAGCGAGGATGATGAGCGGCGGCCATGCAACCAGGGCCGCTACCGCCAATAGGCCGGTAGGGATGCCGACCAGGCTGGTCAGTAGCCACACGCCCGCCGTGCGCCACTGGACAGGGAAGCAGATTTCAACGATGAAGTAGCCCAGCGTCAGCAGGGCCAACCCACCGCCGACGATGGCGCCGATCACATAGCCGTCCCGGTTCGTATCTCGACATTAAACGGCTGAAGCGGGCCGGACGTTTGCACCCTGGCGATATACACCACGTTGGGAATCACCAGCATATCCGCCAGATCCTGCCGCAACTTCTCCTGCATCTTGGCCTTTACCTTTTCCCGGGCCTCATCGGACTGCAGATACCCTTCCACCATTTCATGCGTCACGCCCTCCGAGTTCTTCACTGTCATATCCACCACCTTCTCACTGCGCACCAGGTATTCATGGCGCACATGACACGTGCCGTCGAGCATGACCGCGCTGTAGCCGAGCCAGATGGTTGCCGCATCTTTGTGAATCGGCAGTTGGGGGAGGATCTCCGCAGCGTTCGCCTTGGATTTCTCGCAGAAGGTTTCGGTTAACGACTCCGCAGACGCAACCCAGGGCAGCAGCAGACAGAGCAAAAAGACAAACCGCATATCAATTCCCTTTGCAGTGAGTGAACTCTGAGCATAGCACCCACCCACTACGTCCGCATCCCACTAAAAGGGGAGGAAAGAGTTACTCATTTACAACAATCAGCACGCCATCCACGTAACCAGCAAACCACGACTTGCAGCCAAACCGCACTTCCAGCTCGCCAGGCTTGCAGATTTCTTCGAGCTCTTTCTGCGTCACATAAAACCGCTCCAACTCCGTCCCGCCCATCATGGCCACGGTGTTCAAATCGATTATCTGGTCAACGATGCTCATATCCCTCATCCTATTGGGGCAATTTTGGGGCAAAAGGGTACGTGTTTACCCATGTTTTACCGTGTTTTGAAACAAAACCGATTTCTGTCTCATTGGCTCAACCACGCGCCCTTCAAGGGATTGCGCTGATCATGCGTACAGTGTATCAGCATCATTGGGGTGTGCAGCATTAGCCGATCACCCTCGATGCAAACTGCTCTTTCTGCTCCGCAGTAATTCCCGCTTGCAGGGCGTTCAGATAGTCAGCATACCACTGCATCATCGTTGCACGCTGGCTCAGGTACTGCGCTTTATTGTAAACGCCGCGCACCCCCTTCAGCTTGTGCGAAAGCTGCATATCCACGAACGCATCCCGCCAACCGTGCTCATTCAGAAGCGTTGACGCCGTGTGCCTCGCTCCATGCCCTACCAGCTTGCCTTTATACCCAACCCCGGAAATTGCGGCATTGATTGCCGTGTGAGACAGGTATGGATTCGTTTTTGCGCCCGGGAACAGGTAGCGATCCATGCCGGTCAACTCTTTCAGGCTCTCCAGCGAAGCAGCCAGTTGATCGCTGATCGGGAACAGGTGGCCCCGCTTCTTCTTCATCTTCTCGGCAGGCACTGACCAGATCCGGTTATCCAGATCGATCTCATGCCACTCAGCCGCACGAACCACACCTGGCCGGGAAGCCGTCAGCAGAACCATCTGCACAGCCACTCGCGTCGTGTATCGAGCGCCAGACCGATCCAGCGCCTTCAGGAAAGCCGGAAGCTCTGATTCCAGCAGGTGAGGGTGGTGGATGGTTTCGGGCCGCTTCTGGGCAACGTGGCGAAGCTCTGAGGCCGGATTTAGTTCGCACAACTCCATAGCCACGGCCAGGCTGAAAATATTGCTCAACCAGCCGCGCACCTTCTTTGCCACTTCCCAGGCGTTGCGCTGCTCTATCTTCGCCACTAGGTCCATGCACTGTTTGCGCGTCACTTCGGTTAGCGGTGTATCCCCAATTTCTGGGATCACGTCACCGTCCAGGGCATCCCGGATGGCTCGGGTTGTCTTGGCGCTCAAGCCTTCACCGAATCGCCGGTCATACCATGTTTCAGCAACGTCCTTGAACAGCAGGGCAGGCGCCTGCTTTTCCTTGCCATGCTCTGACAGGTCCACGCCGTCAGCGGCTAACTTCTGAAGCTCGTCGGCTTTCTCCCTGGCGGCCCTGCCGGATACCTGCGGATACGAGCCCACGCCTTTCCATGCCCATTTCCCGTTGGGGCGCTTGTGCCGGAAGGTCCACGACTTGCGCCCGTTCGGCTTCACGCGGAAGTACAGGCCGTTGCCGTCCAGCTCCCGGTATTCTTGCTCTTCTGGCTCCAGTTTCTCCAGCACCGTATCCGCCAGTGGCCGGCGCTTGATGTTGCTGCGCTTCATCCTGTTGTACCATTGGTTCGTAATAACGGCTGAGTTTAGTCAGCGATTTCTGGGATACAAGGAAAAGTTGGCCGGGATACACGAGGGGATACAAAAAAATGGCGGTTAGCCCGATAACTCATAGTCACCATGAGTCACCCGACTACCGCCGAAAGGGCGATTTACGGGCCTTTGGGCAAACATGAGTCGCCCTAGACACCCGTTACTACCCCCTGATGAGAGAGACCGCAAACGCCATTTGATGCGCTATTGCAGGCAACGAAAGCGACAGGATACACAGTGGGATACACGGTGATCCCTGTTAGGCGCTTTTTGCCATGCTCATACGGTGCTCGCTGTACTCGTAAATCTCGGACAGCCTGAAGTTCACCGGCCCGTTTCTAGAGTTTCCATATCGGAAGCCGCGAGGGCATTCCGGATCTTCGTCGCGCAGCCGGTTGAAGGTGGCAATGCTGACGCCCAGGATTTCCGCTGCTTCTTTGCGGCTGATCTGAACGTATCGCGGATCAATCGTGTCTTTGTTTAGCTTGTGAATGCTCATGCCGCCTCCTGACCTTCTGCTTCATACACATTCGGGAAGTTGAGCCGCGCATGGTCGCCATGCCAACGACGAGCCGCAGCGTCGTACGCAATTGCGGCCTGCTCCGGCGTCTTGAATAGGCCAAGGTACTTGCGGCCCTCGGTTATCGTGATCTCTGCCTTCCAGCGATTCCCCTTGCGGTACACGCCTTTGTAGCCACGACCCTTGTCGCAATGCCGGTTCAGTTGGTTCTGCTGATTCGTAACCAGTCGCAAGTTCTCTAGCCGGTTGTCATCGCAAATGCCGTTGATGTGGTCGATCATCATATCGGCAGGGATCTCGCCATAAACCAACTTATAGATAATCCGGTGGACGCCTACACGCACGCCGTCAAACTTCACGCGGATATAGCCCTTATGTCTGCCGGTCACTGACTTGCCCGCAAACCGGCCATTCCATTGCCCGCTCTTGTCAGACTGAGGCAGCCATATCAGTTCGCCAGTCTCGGGGTTGTAATCGAATCGCTTGCGTAGTTCTGCCTGACTCGGCAGCTCTTTGGCCTTACTCATCCTTCCCGCTCCCCTCGCTTTCAATGCGAATGTTCACCCGCTGACCTTCAGCGCTTTTCTCATTCATGCACCAGATAACCTCAGTTACAACGACATACCGATCCTTCCCATCAGCACCATCAATCCGAAGCGTTTCTCCATTTCGAGGGCAATGCTCAAGCCGAGGCGCAAGATGGAACTCGCCATCGATGTATATGTGTGCTTTGATCACTTCGCACCCCTCCGCTCAAATTCCCTGCATATCACCACCTTCGTCCCATCCGGCAGGGTGTTGCACACCGGCATGGTATGGAACGGCAGGTGACTGCAGGGCCCGTTTCTGTGTTTGCAGGCTGTGCATTGGGAGCCTTTTGGTTGGTAGTTACTCATCTTCCCGCTCCCTCACTGATAAAACTCAACCGGATTCATCAAACTGTGCAGACTGTAAAGCAGTCCGCACTGAGAGCACGCGCATTCAATCTGCTCAACAATATCGCGAGGCAGGTACTGCGAAGTGCCGGGCAATATTTCATTGGTCTGGCCGTCAATGGTGGTCACAAGGACAACCTTGTTTCCGCCACATTCGCAATAATCAATCCTATTCATACTTCCCGCTCCCCTCGCTATCCCGGGCCAACTCATACTCGAAATCTTCTCTTGGATCGGCCATGTTTATACCTTCCTGCGCCCAAATTCATGACTCTCATCCCGGCTGGCGAAGCACCCGAACTCGATGACCAAGAGCAAAGGGATAAACCATAGCGCCGTGCCCAGGTAATCGCCGCCGTTAAGTGAAACGACTTTCAGGTAAAGCGCAATCGTTGCCAGAAAGCCGGCCCATTTCCAAAACGTGTAAAAGCCCTTCATCCCTCACCCCCACTCAAAAACCCCTTCGCTCTCCCAATATGCGGATTGCCCGGGTCATTACATTCGGCATACTCCACCAGGTCGGTGATGATCTGGCGGGCTTGCTTTACTTCCCGGTGCAGATCCTGAACCAGATGGCTTGTCCCCATGTGCATCATCATTGGCTGGCCTGGAAGCTCCAGCATCTGGAATTGCATTACTCGCTCATCAAGTGAATTGCTCATCCCCGCACCTCCCCCATATCCGCTTTCTTCAGGTCAGAGGCTTGCTGTCTCAGGCGCTGGGCTTCGCTGATTGCGATTAATTCAGCTATTCTCAGCGTGCATGCTGTGTCGGACTCTTTCGCAGAAGTTTTATCCACCATATAACGGGCTTCTCTGATTCGCTTTATCACTGCATCAACCGCCTCTGCCTGCTTGCGGAGGATATAAGGCTGGTACGGAGTTGCACCTTTGTTTAGTACCCTCTGCAATTCAGCATTGTTGCGGCCTTGACTATGCACAAGTTCCTCCAGCTCCTCACACCGCCCCCGCAGCCTCTCTACCTCGGACTGGAGGCGGGTGAGCCTACTTGCTGCCTCTCCAATAACCAGATCTGCGTCCCGGTTGCACTCAGCTGGAATCCGCATAGTGAATTCTCGATGCAGAGAATCGCGGCCACCCGTAATTGCATCTGACAATTCATTGAGCCTGGATATGAGCGCGTCAGTCGGAACGTCTTTGCTGCTCTTATATTTAGTGCTCATTGCTGACCTCCCGGCTCCGGCAAAAGCTTCTGTCGCTGCGCGTAATCCAGAACAGTCTCGCCATGCTCGAGCATCATCTGCCCCAGGAACGCGCCCTCGAAAGACAGGATCCCGGTTTCGATGGCCGTCACCTGTCCTTTTATCCAGTCACGAAGGATCGAATAGACGGCGATACTGGCCTTGTCGTATGCCTGGCGTTCGTGTTCTGCCTTGGTTTTATGCATCCGACTGGTGTGGGGGTGCTCCCGTAGCCAGGCCGCTGCATATCCGGCGAAGCTGGCCCGAACACTGACCATCTTGCCCCTGTATTGGAACTGGACCGTCAGGCTCTGCTCCTCGTCGTCCACCATGCTGCCGAACTTCTGGCAACCGAAGCCACGTAGTAGTTTCTGTATCTCTCCTAGGGCCTTGTCACCGCTGCTGGCGTTTTCGTATGGCAGACCCATCAGTCACATCCCTCCCAACCGATCGGCACCTGGAAGCCAGCCGCCCTGGCGTGGCCTCCACCACCGAACCGCTTCGCGATTTCACTTACATCCATCCCGCCTTCCTTCGAGCGGAGGCTGAACTTGCGACCCTCAGGAGTATCGAAGTAGCTGGCGGAGAAAAGCTCACCCTCGGCCATGATGTTCCCGGCATCCGACGCGAAGATGTATGGCACATTGGCGACTGGTACTGAGTACCCGCAGATCAGCATCCGTCGCTTCGTGGCTTTCAGGAGGTCATTCAGGTCTTTGTTGTGCTTCCGCCGCAGGGTTCGGCCCATACCGAGGATGAACTCCTGGCCTTCATCGTCCTCGAGGGCGGTGAGTATGTTTTTCCACACCTCGAAGTCCTGGTCGTATGAGAAAAGCGCTGCGGAGATTTCCCGGGTGCCCTCAAGATTGAATTGCCAGAGGTCCCTGTCCTGGATGCATTCAATCAGCCGAGGGCGGTCCTCATCTGGGAAGCACCAGTCCCATGCCATAGCCGCCCCCGACCGGTCCATGTCGAACTCACCGTTAACACGGCCGGCATCGAGCAAGGGCTGGATGTCCGCTTCAGCGGTTTTGTGGTGGTCCAGAATCGTCACGCTCTTTGCCTGAGCAAGGATCTGCTCGAGTACGGGAAGCTTGTAAGAGAAATCCACCAGGAGAACGTCATGCCCCGAACAGTTCGGCGGCGTTTCACCATAGGAGGCTGGCACAAACTCAGGACGGCTATCTGCAAAGCGCAGCCATACAGCCAGAGCCGCGCCAAAACCATCGGCGCAGTTGGCGTGATAGATGCACAGGGTTGGTGTAATCAGTTTTCGCATTTCAATCTCCTACCAGGCGAATTCAGGGCGCACGGGCGGAAGCCACAAGTGCCGCATGTTTGCATCTTTGATCAGCCGGCTATCCTCCGGGAAAACCTCGAGGGCCAGCCACTCACCGAAACCGCATTCTTTCTTGATCTGCTGAAGCTCATCCCAGGTAATGCCGTCCTTCCACTTTCCTCCGGCCTTTCGCTTAACCCGGTTCACACTCAGCCGGCAATATCCGCCCCGCTCTGCGAACACCTGGACCATGAACCTCTTGCTGACCAGGACCCGAATCGGTTTGTTGTTGCCCTGGTAAACTGGCCAGCGTTCTTCTGGCAGCTCAGTCAGCTGGCGGGGCAGCGGATCGAGTAAAGTTTTTTGGCTCATTGGTCACGCCCCGCCCTGTCGGCTTCGTCGACTTGCTGGCGGAGGCTTTGCGCCCACTCAGAAAGCCTGAGCCTGACCTCGGCATAATCCCGCCCGCCAAAATTCATGGCAGCACGATCCACCGCCTCGGCCTGAATCCGGCTGACAAACGCATCCCGCCAAGGCTTGCTGGCCCGCATAATCCAGTGGTAGTCCTTCATGATCGCTTCCATGTGGCCGTAATCGCCTTGGTCAACGTAGAAACCTTTGGCACAGTGCTGTAGCCGCTCGCATAGGTTTCTCAGTTCCGCCACCCTCGCCAGAGCCCTGTCCAGATCGGCCTTGCACGCCTCCTCACAGGCTACGCAGGCTTGATTGGCCTTGCGGAGGCGTTCGTTTTCAGCCTGCAACTCCGCGTTATATTTCCTGAGCGCATCCAGCCTCACGGCGGCCTCGGCAAGAACAAGGTCTGCGTCATGATCGCACTCAGCCGGAATGCGCATCACGAATTCTTGCGCTTGGGTTTTCCGGCCCCCGACTACCGCATCGGATAGCTCATGAAGCCTTTTAATGATTGCATCAAGCGGCACATCGCTGCTGTTTCTGTAGGCCCTGCTCACTTCTCGCCTCCCATATCTGGCGCGGCTGGCGGCTTTGGTAGCGGCATCCAGTGCGTTACTGGCTGGCCATCTTCTATCGGGTCGCACTCTTCAAAGTCGTCACCATTCCAGAACGCCACCCACGAAACAGAGGTAGACCATCCAATGTCATCGGGATCTGCCAGCGCAATGCAGTACCACCCGGTCAGTTCTGGCAATTGATCTTCAGGCTTCACCCACCCCCTCTCTGGCTTATCGGCTGGCAAATTAATCTCATTCGGCGCGTTATGCTTTAGCCACGAATAGCCAATCAGGTACATGCCGTGAGCCTCCGCAACATCTCTCGGAATTGCTACACGACCCTCGCCTGATTGCTGTGCGCGGGCTGCTTCCAGCTCACTCAGAAGATCGCCAATCAACTCATCCACCTCTCCCCGGTCATACCCAAAGACAAAGCCTTCTCTTGGATTATGGGCATCTGGCGAGTTGTCGCTGTTGTGCCGGAACTGCCGGACAGCGCCGGTCAATCGGTTTTTAATGTCTTCTCTCATCACGCAGCCCTCCTTTTCTCTGTCCCAATGCTTCGACGCTGCATCATCTCCCGCATTTCCCGTTGACGCCTGGCCAGGGTAGAGCCTGATATGTTGTACCGCGCCATAATCGCCCGCTTCTTGCAGCGCTCGTCGTAGATTTCGCGGGCCTGCCAGTAAATCTTCCGGCGCTCTGCGACCTTCTCGACAATCTCCCGCCCAATGCGAGGGCAGCGACTCGGGTCGTAGTTCAGCCTATCCATCCAGTCGATGCTGGTTTCAGAGATACCGAACTCCACGCTCAACACTGCTTTGCAGTGCTCCGTTAGGATCGGTCTTAATCTGAGGCGTTCGGCTAGGTCGCTGTAAAGGTTGGCCAGCTCAGCGTCAGTTAGTTTTGGTCTGCGATTCGGTCTGCTCACTGTGCCCATCACTCTTCCTCCAAAGTCACCGGCTGGCCGTTATCAAGCAGAAACCACTGGCCATGTTCGTTTTTGCAAAGCTCTTTCTACTCATCCTCGTCAATCAAGCTCCGGATCGCTTCGGGCTCATCGGTAGCGTCTACAGTGCCGAATGCCTCGGCAAATTCTTGCGGGTTGTAGGGGTTCATGACTCATCACCTCCAGCTCTGGCGATTTCCTCGCCGTTACCGGTGAAACTCACGTGGCTGATTCCACGCTTGCCGTCATCAATCCAGACAAAACCGTCAACGCTCAACTGAGGGCTAAGGCCCGGAAACTCTTTTGATAGCGCCGATTGAAGCTCGTCTTTCTTCCGGCACATATCCAGCCAGGTTGCAAAATCTTCCAGGCATTCGGCCTGCTTTTCATGCGGGACTTTCAGGAAGTCGGATAGAGAATTAATGTGGTATTCAGTTTTCATGCAACCTCCCGCCACGGCATCGCCGCACTACGCACATAAATGTGATTCCTGTCCACCTCCAGCGGTACACCAATGTCCTCCGCTTTCAGCTTACGAATGCCCGTCAGAGCCGAAGTAGTCCACTGCCGTTCGGTTGGCGGGTACAGGGCATTCAGCTCGTCCTCGTAGCCCGCCTCGGATGCCTTGGCGCGAATCAGGTCGCCAGTGGTGCCGAGCGCTTTTGCCGCCCGGGTAAAGTTCATCTTCTTGTTCGTGGCCAGGTCACGTAAGACTTTCAGCGTTTTCTCGGTGAAATACCAGCGGATACCCATGCATTACCTCACTTAATCCGAATGGAGGGTTTGGAGCGCTCAAGGTGAGCGCCCTCGACTTCTTCGCCAGCCTTCAGCCGCTTGCCGATTTCGGTCTTGTCCGGCTCAATGCTGGTCCTAACGCGCACGTACTCGTCTGGAATCTTGTCTTTGTCGTCAATCACTACTGTCTCGCGGCCTTTAGCCAGGGTGATCGTGAACAGTGGGCAACTGATCTTGCTCATGCCCGCCGCTTCCATGTTGTCCCGCAGGTACTCGCGGATACGGTCACGGCGATTCATCAGCACCTCTTTCCGGTCTTGCAGGCGCTTGATCTCGCGGTCGATGGCCTCGGCGTCTGAGTCCAGGTTTAGGATGGCGTGACTGACCGACACCGCCTTGTCGTTGAACTCGCCTTCAATCCCTTCCAGGGTGTCCCGCAGGGCAAGGGCAAAATCTTCATCCTCGGTTTCCACCGTGGCGATTTCTTTCAGGCGTCCGGTAATTTCGTATAGTTGGCTCATGCGACTTGCTCCTTCTCTTGCAGTTCGGCTTCGCGCTGTTCATAGGCTTTCGCCAGGCGCTTAACAAAAGCGTCTCCATCACGGCGTGAGGCGCTGCGCACATAGTGGGAGTGCAGTTTCTTCAGCTCGCCCATGCTGGTCGCAGTCTCAAGCAGACGTACTGCCTCTTTCAGCCACTCAAGGCGCTCTTCTTTCTGGCGCTCAATCTCTGCCTCTTTGTCCTCAGCCTTTTCAATCTGAGCTTCGGCCAGGCGCTCCTGGTAGTAATCCAGATCGTCAAACATGCCGAGATAAATGTCTGCGCTGAAGCCGAGCATGGAGAGGGCTTTCTTCACGGCATCCGTGAAAGACTTCTTTGGCGCTTCCATATCGGTTGTGGTGCCGTACTTGGAGCGATAGACGAACGGGGTACAGCCGTAGGCTTCCACCTCACCCTTTTGGCCATCCTGGAAGTACCAGAGCTTTACCTTCGTGGTGTGGCTTTTCTCGTTGCCCAGGTGCTGGCCCTCGTTGGTGACGACCATGCCGCCCTCGTCATAGCGCTCTTCCAGAACGGTGACGCCCCAGCCGAGCCCTATCGGGCCAAAGGTTTCAGTGGCCCTCTTAACAACGTGCAGTCCGTTAATGCTGGTGATCTGTTGGCCGTTGACTTTGCCTTTCTTGGTCGCGTCCGGATCGGTCTTAAAGACTTCGTTCCAGAGCTTCATGTTGTCGTTGCTCATGCGGCTGCATCCTCCTGATACATCGCTGCCTCCCGAATCGGAGCCAGCCCAATAAGTTGCTCAACGGCTCTCGCCATGAGGTTTGTCAGAATCTTGGCCGCCTCAATCGGATCGGTGCTGGTCATCATCACGGAGCGATTGAAGGCCGCGTCGTCCAGCTCAACCATGGCGTTAATTACATCGTCGTGGTCGAACGTCGCATGGCACCGGATGCCGGTTTGGTTGCGGTAGGTCAGCGGGAAAGCGTCACCCGACAAAAGGATCTCCCGCATGTCCTGTTCGATGCGCTCCATTTCCAGTTCAACCTCGGCAGCCTGGTCCTGTTCGCGCTGGTGTTGCATGTGTGATTTAGGCATTGTCTTTCTCCAGCTCCGGAAGCGGCAGGATGGAAGCGGTAACGATCGCGCTTTTCTGTGCCGCTTGCGTTTTATGGAACCTGGCTTTCGCTGCCAGTCGCATTTCAGCGATCCGGTAAATGTCCGCAGCCATTTCGTTCAGCACGGCGTGCAACTCGTTTTTGGCCACTTCGTCGGAGCCGTAATTCCAGCGACCGGCTACCTTGTCCAGGGCATCACTCAGCGAGTGCGGGCCCTTGCGCATGCTTGCCAGCAGTTCCTTGGCAAGTTCGCAGTTTCTGGACTTATGAGTTTCGTCTTTGGCTTCGCGATCCAGGAGTTGCAATTCTGCGAGGCTCATGCCGCCACCTGCTTACGCTGCGCCAGCGCTTCCTGGTGTAGCTGTACCAAGCGCTTGCTGATTGCTTTCAGTTCGTCCAGCAGCGTTACGTCACGCTTGCAACCCATGGCAAAATGGCTGTCGATTAGCTTGCCGTTATCGTCATACACCCAAACTGCGACGTTGATCCCGCCACGGGTGCCAAGGTCAAAGCTAAGATTGGCTGTGCCGCGATCATTGATCTCGTCAACCAGATTCGCAATCCGCAACTTCTCTTTCCGTATCTCGTTCATGCCACTCGCTCCCGCAAAATCGGCAGACTGCATTCCTCAATCATCTGCTCAAGTTCGAACCGCACCAGCCTGGCTTTTGCTTCAATCGCTGCGTCAATCTCCAGCGTTGCCGCATAGATGGTCTTGCCACCTTCGTCCACGGTCACGACAACCGTGCGGTGTGGCCAATCAGGTTGCGCATCGGCCTCGGCTGCGTAGCATTCGGTGATGTGCGCAATGAGGCGGAATAGGGTTTCGAGTTCGGTGTTCATGCTGCTTGCTCCTTGGCCAACCTGCGGCCAACCTTGGTTATTGCTGCGCGGACGCCGGCCAGTTTTCGGCCAGCCTCCATGCGCTGCCTTTTAAGTGTCCGGACGTTTTGGCAGTGTTCGCAGGCTTCGCCATCGTCAACGTAGATCTGCCAAACCTCATCAAACTCAGGCCCGCTACAGTGATGGAATGCCGCTTCAGCACACTCGTCCTTCCAGCCTTGGTAAGCCTCAGAAATGCAGGACTCTCCAACTGCCCACTCGCAATCACCTATCTCTTGGCTCTTGAGGCGGACACACTTGGACGCTTCCTCGCACCCCTCCGCTTTTAGTTCTCGGCGCAGGTCGGATAGGCGCGCCTGCTTAATCAGCAGTGATTCAACGCTCATGCCGCTTTCCTCGCTATCAGCTTCCGCTGGTATTCAAGCCAGCGCTCGTCGTTTGTTTTGGTTTCAATGCCTGCCAACTCCGGACAAAAAAGCGGGCGACTACTCTCTGCCCTAAGACCGCAGTGGGGATTGCTCTTGAGTCGTGCCTGGGCACGGTGAAAGGTTGCGTCGAGAAAAGAGGGGCCGACTTCTGACTGGCCCAAGGTGCTTCCCTGCTGACGCATGATCGATTGGGTAACTGTGTTCATGATTCGCCTCGCGCTTTGGCAAGGGCGGCGCTGCACTTGGCAACAGTCGCCTCAATAAACTCATCTGGCCGCTGAAAGCATCCGTCGCCATAGCCGTTGGCTTCTTCATCGGCCTCTGCGTACTCTTTCAGCTTCTCTATAGCGAGACTCAGCGCTTCGTACATATCCGGCGCTGCGATTTGCACCTGCTTGTTAGCCGCAGCTTCTGCCTCGCGGGCATCTCTGGCTGACTGTGTTCTCCACCGCATTTCCAGCCAGGACTCGCCGTCGTGGCGATCATCATCTACAGGAAGCGGATAGGTGCCTTCCTTTTTCACGACCGAGCCGAAAGCGAGAACGTCTATCCAAGGCCCCGGAGTAAATTTTATATCGCTCATGCCATAATCCCCGCAATCTCATGACGGCCTACGCGCATCACCTGCGCAACCTTGGGGCGGCTCGTGGGTGTTCTGACGGCGGTTCTGCCCTGCGGTATCGCAGCGAGGGCGCACAGGAAGAAAGCGACAAGGCTCATCATTCGCGGGCGCTCAAGAATGCCGTGAATCCACATCTGGCAGATCAGGTCTGCCTTGCTCACGGCGTCAAAGTGGTGGCGCAGGTTTTCCATGTGAGACTTGACCGTTTCCAGGCCCAGACCAAGAACCTCGGCTATCTCCCGGTCAGTCAGGCCCTTGCGCATCAAGTCAACAATGTCCCGCTGGCGCGGTGTCAACTTGCTGGTGTCTCCCAGCTCGGGAAGGTGGTGCTCAAAGTGGTGTGTGCGGCGTCCCATGTTATTTCTCCTGCTTTGTTATTTACCTCGTAAGGTATAACTAACAGTTTAACCATGGCTTACCTTGTGTCAAGCATAATTGACGAATTTTATTCAGGCATTAAAAAACCCGCAGGGATGTGCGGGTTCTTTCGAGGTTGCAGTAAGGGAAGCGCTACCTCAGAACAGACCACCAGAAAACGCGCCCGATGATTCGGATCTTGTCAGCCGCTTCTTCAGCAGTGTAATGCTCTGGCGGGTGCTCCTCCGAGTTCTCTGACAATACCTTCAAGCCGCCACCTGGCCGCCGATACAGGTACTTAACCCGAAGCATTCCTTCATGGTCCATGGCGTAAATCTCGCCGTCTCTCACCTCCTTTGATCCGGTGTCTACACCAATGGTTGTGCCATCAGGTATCAGCCGCTCCATTGAATTGCCTTTTACTGTCGCGCACGCCGCGTTTGCAGGATCAACCCCAGCCCGAGCCAAAGTGCTCCGGGCAAAACGTAATTTGGCTCCATGGTTCTCAACCACCTCAGTTCGACCGCCACCAGCTGCCACTTCTACCTCCCTGAACAACGGTAGTTCCACTTCGTCTGGGTCAAGCGGTGTATCGCTGTCCCAGGCGTCCATGTGGCCTGTAAATTCCAGCTCATTCTTGTCGCTTTTTGTTACAGGCTCGTCCGTAATATGCCCGCTATTCGGTAGGTACGCAACTGTACTTGACGCTGATTCTCTTTCCTTTGGCCCTTGGCCGGTCGCAAGCCATCGGGCTGAGAAGCCAGTAATCTTCGACAACTTGAACAAATGTTCGTTTTTTAAATTCTTCACAGCGCCGGTTTCCCATGCAGAAACCGATGCTCTCGATAACCCCAAAGCCCGTGCCAACTGACTCTTTGTTAATTGGGCCGTCTCCCTGGCCTCTTTAATTCTGTCATGCATTTCCATGCCCTATCTGCCTAACAGTGAATTATACGAACGCGTTCGCATAACTATGTTAGCTCCAGTTGACGCAATCATGCTTGCCACCCTGTAAAACATAACTTACACTGTCTCGTAGCTATGATTAACACCAGAGGCAAAAGGCACTCCGATGACCAAGACAGAAGTCATTGAGCATTTCGGAAGCGCGTCCAATGTCGCACGCGCCCTGCAAGTTACCAGGCAGTCAGTTTCAAGCTGGCCCGATGAGATCCCGCTGCTTCGCCAGATGCAGATCGAGAAGCTGACCGGCGGAAAGCTGAAGGCTGACAACCCCCTTGGCGCGGCGGCTTGAATCCCATGATTTCACTATCCCCGAATTTAGGGATGCGCGAAACAAGCGAAGGGGTGTGTTTAAAAATACAGTGTTTTGCCTCTCTCTGAGAGGCCATCCGGAAGCCCTCTTGCTTCCTTCTGACCAAGGAGACCTGGCAGGACACTGCCGCGTCGGGTGAGAGGGCTTCTCGGATGCGGTGAATAGAGCGAAAGCAGTATAGGAGTCGGGATCGACCGCGCCCGGCCACCGCATCCAACAATCAATGTAAGAGGGCTGAGGCATGCAGATAGGAATCTTAGGGCTACTCGGGATTGTCTTTGTGGTTTTGAAGTTGACCGACGTAATCGCTTGGTCGTGGTGGTTGGTAACGCTGCCGTTCTGGGGTGGCTTGGTTCTGGCAATTGCCTTGTTTCTTGGTGTGGCGATCTTTGCAGAAACAAAAGGCAAGTGGCGCTGAATTGCTCTGACGAGCACGAAGCCGGAAAGGGCTTCTGATTGAGGCCCTTTCTACGGATTCGGAATTAAGTGAGCGCGGCCTTTACCGCTCTCCCCCTGGCAGGCAGTAGGAAGGGCTAACCACCCGACCGAGGAACTTGCCACCCGAAGGACCGGGAATCGAGACCCTGTATCAGCGTAAAGACGGAGGCTGCTGGGGACGACAAGGCGGGAATTAGCGAAGGGGACTTGCCGTGCAGAAGGTACGAGTCACTGCCTTCCGCCAAAGCTGGGGACAAGTGAGGTTAGTGGGCGAGAGCCCACATGCTTCGGGGACGGAAACAGAGATTGCAGGCTGTCGAGTTGCCCGATTCACCCAGTAGATAGAGCTCGCGAATACAACTCGAACGAAGTTTTAGCTGTGGGGTGTCCCTCTGATCTTGCTTTATCCATTGGACGGGGCGAAGGCGAAACCATCCCACAAACAAAACCGCCCTTTCCAGGATGTGATTAACCCGCGCATCGACTGGACGGGGAGAAGGAGACGAAGCAAATGGCAAACGTCGAACAAATGAAGGCAAGACTGGACAAGGCATATCGCCGCCTGGAAGGGGCTCAGCATCCGAAAGAAATCAGGGATGCGCGAATGTCAGTCCACATGCGCGAGAGGCACCTGGCCCGAAAGCTGCGCAATCTTGGCCAGCCCGATCATGACCTGGAAGGGCGGTTGGCTCGGCAGAAGGCAAGCAAGAAAGCCAAGGTTGAGCAGGCGAACGCTAAGCACAAAGAGAGGAAGGACTTCTACACAAGCGACACCTGGCGGTCACTGCGGTATCAGGCGCTACTGACGCACGGCAGAAGGTGCTTGTGCTGCGGAGCAACGCCGGAGACGGGAGCGGTTTTGCATGTGGACCACATCAAACCTCGCTCAACACATCCCGAGCTTTCTATGGATATCGACAACCTTCAGATCCTTTGCGCCGACTGCAACCTTGGCAAGTCGAACGTCGATGACACAGATTTTCGGCCCCGCAAGCGGGAAGTTGTCTGGGATGACGAGCTGGAGCAGATGAAGCGGGATATGGAAACGGCTTATCTGCGGCTGGAGATGCTGGACGACGAACCGGCAGTAGAGAAAGGCGAAGCGCTGGTTAGGCAGCTCAGAGCGAAACTGGAAAAGGCAATCAGGGAAAGGGAATACCCGCATTAACGAAAATCGCCCCGGCAAGGCGGCAAACCAAGAACCGGGGCGAACATCCACATAGGACAGAGAGATTATATCAATGCAAGAACTCAGAAGCTATCAATCAGAAGCGCTCAGTCAGCTTCGACAAGGCATAAGACAAGGCTCAATGGCGCAATTGCTCATGGCACCCACAGGCTCCGGCAAGACCACGATTGCATCGGCAATCAAGCAGGGCGCGTGTGCCAAGGGCAAAAAAGCATTCTTCATTGTGGATTCGCTGGAGTTGGTCGATCAGGCCGCCAAGCGCTTCATGGACGACGGCATGTGGGTCGGCATCATTCAGGGCGACCACATCATGACCGACTACGCGGCCCCCGTTCAGGTCGCCACCATTCAGACATTAGGCCGGCGCTGGCGTCAGATGCCGGACTCTATTCGCCCGGACTTGCTCATCATTGACGAGGCACACGTTCTGCACCAGGCACACGAGGACATTATTTCGTGGTGCAAGGATAACGGCGTGCCGGTGATTGGCCTGAGCGCCACCCCGTTCCGCAAGGGCCTGGGCAAAATCTTTGACCGCCTGGTGGTCACGATCACCACGGCGGATCTGATGGAGGCGGGCTTTCTCTGCCGTGCCCGCTGCTACGCCCCGAACATTCCGAATCTCAAAGGCGTCAAGACCAACTCAACCGGCGATTGGGACGCGGATGCCGTGGCGGAAGTCATGGGCGAAAACGGGCTGATGGGTGACGTGGTTGAGCAGTGGTTGAAGCTGGCAGAAGGCCGACAGACCATCGTGTTCGCGGCCAACGTGGCCCACTCCCGCGCCTTGTGTGACCGCTTCCGCCAGGTCGGCATTGCCGCTGCGCACATTGACGGCTACGACACGGACAAGGAAGGGCGCAGCGAAACCATCAACGCCTTCCGCCGTGGCGAGATTCAGGTGCTGTGCAACGTCGCAGTGCTGACCAAAGGGTTCGATGCACCGGAAACCGCCTGTGTGGTCATGGCCAGGCCGACAAAATCCCTGATGCTGCACATTCAGATGCTTGGCCGGGGCCTGCGTATGGCCGACGGCAAACAGGACTGCATCATCATCGACCATGCCGGCAACTGCCTGCGTAATGGTTTGCCGGACTCTCCGCTACCTCAAGAGCTCCACGATGGCGAAAGCAGCCGAAACCTGGACCGCAAAGAGCGGGACAAGAAAGACCCTGTTGAAAAGCCCTGTGCCAGCTGCGGCCACGTCAGCACGAAACACGTTTGCCCTGCTTGCGGGTTCAAGCCTGAAGTTCGTCAGGATGTTGAGGTGGTTGAGGGCGAGCTCTACGAAATCACCAAGGACAGCGCACCGAAAGAGAAGTGGACAACTGAGGAATTAGCGGCCCTGTATTCCGAGCTTAAGGGCTACGCACTTTCCAAGGGCTTTAACCCTGGCTGGGCTTTCCACAAGTGCCGGGAGTACGCCGGTCGAGCTCCGCGCAACACAAAGCAACTGGACGGCAAAGCGCCAAGCCAGCAAACCCTGAACATTATTCGCCACCTGAACATCAAGAACGCCAAGCGGAGGGCTGCCGCATGAAACAGCCAACCCGCGATGTAGCAAAAGGAAAGTGGCACGCGATTCTGCCGGAGTTCGGCATTGATTCCAGCCACCTGAAAAACAAGCACGGCCCTTGCCCGGCGTGTGGTGGAAATGACCGTTTCCGCTTCGACAACAAGGAAGGCACCGGCTCTTATATCTGCGGCCAGTGTGGCTCTGGTGACGGCTTCAAGCTGATCGAAATGGTTACAGGCCAGACGTTCTCAGACATTGCCAAGCGCATTGATGAGATCTGCCAGAACACCGACATACAGCCGGAGAAGCCGAAGCGCAAAGGCAACCCGCGCAACGCCCTGCGCAATGTCGGCAAGCGCCTGCAACGCATTGGACACCATGACGCGGTGACAATGTACCTGAAAGGCCGGGGTATCCAGGGTATTACCGGCTACGCCCTGCGGCTTCATCCCGCTCTCGGCTACTACGAGCGCGACGAGTTTAACGAGCCGAAGCTGATCGGCCAATTCCCGGCGATGGTTGCCAAGATCGAAAACGCCCAAGGCAAGACCGAATCCTTCCACATCACCTACCTGACGCCTGAAGGCAAAAAGGCAGACGTTAAGGCCAGCAAGAAGATCCTGACCCCGATCAACAGCATCAACGGCTGCGCAATTCGACTGGCTCCACTGGCTGACCATATCGCTGTTACCGAGGGCATCGAAAACGCCCTGGCTGTCATGGAAGGGGAGGGGTTGCCGTGCTGGGCCTGCGTCAGCGCACACGGTATCGAGACATTCCAGCCGCCTGAAGGTGTGAGCCAGGTCACGATATACGCGGACAACGACGCCAGCTTTACCGGGCAGGCTGCGGCCTACACCCTGGCCAAACGGCTGCACCGGCAAGGGCTGAAAGTGGACGTTTATGTATCTGGCCAGGTGGGTGACGACTATCTGGACTGCCTCATCAGATCAAGGAGGGCTGCGGCATGAAGTATCTAATCACCATGAAGAACGGCACAACCTATCTCGATGAGCAGCATTCCGGGTTCATTGAGCAGATGAGCGCCATGATGGCAGAGCAGGAGTTCACGCCAGTTCACCAGGGCTCAGATGGCACGTTTGTAATTCGGTGCAGTGAAGTGGCTGCGGTTGATCGGCTGACGGAAGCGGAGGCAGAGCAATGTCACTGAACCAATGCGACGGCTGCCAGCGCGGCCTCCCCATATCCGAACTCGGAATGCACCACACCGAAACAGAATTGTTCATGTGCACACGCGCCAGGTATCGCCTGGAGCTTGAGCCAATGAAGGAAGGGCTATTTCACAAGACTGAGCGTAAGCCGGCGCCGTTTACGTTTGATGGGGGTGTGCGATGAGCAAGCGATTCGGAAGAAACCAGAAGCGCCGGATGCGAGAGCAGATTGCCCAGCTGAGAGCGGAGCGCGACATAAACAAAGACTTCTACCTTCAGGAGCGAGCCCGCGGCGAACGGAATCGGCGGATCGTGGAAGAAACCGCGCAAGTGCTTGGTCGCCACTTCTGCACGCTTGATCCGGATTGCGTGGAGGTTAGGGATCTGAACCAACTGGTTCACGGTTGGCGCGTCATGGATGAGCCGCCATTGGAGTGTTACCTGGACCGCGATACCGAGCTGCCGACCTTTGCCACCTTCACCGAAAGAGTGCTGCCGATCCTCTACGGAAGCGTTCAGGCCGACCAGCTGCGCCGCCACGTTCACATCGAGTTCACCTATCACGGAAAGATGGCTGGCTATGGCATTGACCTGGACACGCTCAAGCTGATGCCGCCGAAGGTTGCAGCGGAGCGAATGGGGCGCGAAATGGCTCGTAACCTTCAAAGAAGTCTGGAGCTGCTTGCATGAATCCAACATTGTCCAACAATCCCGCAGTACAACGTAAGTCATTCTCATTTGCGGAGGTAAGGGGATGAGAAGCCTAACCAAAGAACAAGCCTTCGACGCCCGCGTGATGATGTTCCTCGCTGGGCAAGATCCGCAAACCGTGTGCGGCGTGGCTATTGGCGTTAACGAGAAAGCCGAGGACGTTCGCGCCTCGCTTCACCGGCTGTCTGAGTGTGGCCAGGTCGTGAAGATCATCCGGTCAAACGGGACTGAGACTTTCAAACTGGATGCGGGCGGGTATTCGCCTGAAGGAGATGCGGCATGACCTTCGACCAATACGCAGAACAACACCTGCAAGGCATGGCCGGCACCGCAAAGCAGATGGTCAACATGGGCTGGAATGCGGGCCGCCAAATCGACCGTGACGCCCTAATCGAAGTCCTGCGCGGGCCTTATGCGACCTATGAGGAACAGGCCGATGCGGTGATGGCGTTGCTTGGGGGTGAGGCGTGACCCAGACAAACCGCAACCACTTATCCGTACATGGTGACAGTTTGTTCATTAATCGTGAACAGGGCGGGAGGGTGAACAGGTGAGCGACACAATCACCATAAATTCAGAAATCGCCCTGGCCAAAGCGCAAAAGCAGCTGGCCGATATGTGGCGCGAGAACAAATACCTTGAGGTTGATATCCGGCGCAAGGCAAAACAGCGAACGCTGACGCAGAACGCGGCCATGCACCTGTTTTTCGGATGGCTGGCCGATGCGCTGAACGATGCCGGCATGGATATGCGCCGGACATTGCGCCATGACATCGACATTCCCTGGACGCCTGCCTCAGTCAAAGAACACCTCTGGCGCCCCATCCAGCAAGCCATGACCGACAAGCAAAGCACGAAGGACATAACCACTGTGGAGCCCACGGCCATCCATGAGGTGCTTTCTCGGCACCTTGGGGAGAGGCTTGGTATTCAGTGCCCCGCGTGGCCTAAACGAGATCAGGAGGCGGCATGAAATTGACTCACGCGGAATTGTGCGAGATCGCAGAACGTTGGCTCAGGCGCACAGTCGGCTGCGGTTGTGCGGTCTCGGAGATGGTCAGCTTTGCCAGCGAGACGCCCGACGCTATCGGCTGGAAGTCTGGCTTCTCTTATCTGGTGGAGGCCAAAACTTCGCGGGCTGACTTTCTTGCCGACAAGAAAAAGCACTTCCGGCAGCGGCCAGAGCTGGGAATGGGCATGTACCGCTATTTCATCACCGAGCCTGGCCTGATCAAGCCTGAAGAATTGCCTGAGAGGTGGGGGCTGCTTGAGACGACAGGTAAGCGCGTGAAAGTTGTGCGAGGTCTGCCGGCCAAAAGCTATGACAGCAAGAACGAATGGAATCACGAGCATAGCGCCCGCAGTGAAATGATCCTGCTTACAAGTGCTCTTCGTCGGGCACAGGAGGCCGCCTAATGCCAACCATCGGCCAGACAAGACCGTCAACGAAGCAGCAGGAATCCGAAGAGATCGAGCGCCTGACCCGCGAATATCTGCGCAAGGGCGGCACCGTCGATCAGGCAGACCTGCGCGAAACCAAACACGTTGACCTGACCTTCCGGCATTACTCGAAGGCGGCTATGGAGGGAGTGCGGTGAAGCGGACAGAGCTAAAGCGCAAGACGCCACTGAAGGCAAAGTCGCCCATGAAGAAGTCGAGCAGGCCAAAGATGACCAAGATCCGGGCGAGTGCTAGAGGTCAGCGCTGCATGGTTCAGGTGCCTGGTGTCTGCAATGGCAATCCGGAAACAGTGGTTCTCGCTCATCGCAACGGTGCCGGCATGGGCTGCAAGGCTGACGACAAAGATGCGGCCTATGCGTGCAGCGCGTGCCATGAGTGGCTGGACGGCGGATATGTTCGACACGGAGCCGACAGGTTTGAGCGGGATGCCTATCACGAGCAAGGGGTATTCCGAACGCGCCTGCTGCTGGTTGAGCAAGGGTTAATCAAGGAGGTTGCATGAGCCAACTGGAAGATTCGTTGTACCGGCAACTCTGGATTGCCGGAATGCCCACGCCAGAACGTGAATACCGCTTTGGTGCAGCGGCAGCGGGCGGGCCCGGGAAAGGATTGCGGGCGCGACTGGCTGAAGCCGGACTGAAGGATTGGCGCTTTGACTTCGCCTGGCCGAATTTGAAGTTGGCCGTTGAGTGCGAAGGTGGCGCCTGGGTAGGCGGAAGGCACACGCGAGGCAAAGGCTTTCTGGAGGATCTTCGGAAATATCAAGCGGCTCAGATGATGGGTTGGACGGTGTACCGCACGGCTGGCGAGCTCATCAAGTCTGGTGAGGCAGTGAACACGATTGAGGAACTGATTAAGGCGTGCCGGGAGGCGAAGGCCGCGTGAACCGCGAACAACACAAAGCTGACTGCCTGGCGCGGTGGCAGCAACTGAAGCAGGAAGCACAGAACAAATGGCGCCAGTACCGGGCCAACCGAATAACAAGGCAGCAACTCAATGACTGGCTGAATGCGCTGGACAAGATGGACCGGCGAACGATCAAGCGGATGTATGCGGCGAGCGGGAGTAAATGAGCATGAAGACAACCGATGAAGCGAAACAGTATCGACGTTCTGCGCGGGTTGCGTGGCACGATTCCTTTTACATTCCGAAAGATGATGCACTCTCCAGGATGAGAGGCGAGCAGAAGGTGAAGCCGAAAGCTCCGAAGGAGGCCGGCCAGGTATATTCGAGAGGCTGGTATCAGAACATCTACGAGACGGACGAACGGGGCAAGCGGCAACTGACTGCCCGAAAGCCTTTGATTAGTGCCACGGACTCCGAGCGAACGCCTCGAGACTTCTTTGAGGGATGGGACCCAATGTGGCGATCCAAGGTTCAGGGTGCAATCAAGACCCTACCCAAGGTTCTGAAGTCATTCGGCGCAATCATGTACTCACCAACCAGTGAGTTCAGCACGGACGACTGCGAGAACGTGCACGAAGCGCTGCAACTGGAGTTCTTCAGGGACTTCGACAAAGAAGAACTCTCGAGAATGCAGGCCAAGCGAATCATCCGGCTGAAGCTGCTGATGTATGCAGCCATGCGTCACCACCGGGATGTTGCGTTCGGTGGCGGGGCTACCCTGGGCGGGCCGAAGGCGATCAGCCAGTTCCTGTATCACATGTATGCCGAGCGCCTTCCGGATACCGATCAGTGGAATAAGCGCTGGCAGCCAGACTGGGAAAAGATGCTCAACATCCTGGATAGCATGGAGCGTAAAGCGCTGGCTCCAATCGCGGAAGTCATGCACGAAATGTACTCCGAAACTCAAGCTGCATGATGGGTGTTGCGTTTGTCGGTCGATATTGGTATAAATCACCGTAATCAAAGCTATCCCCTGAAAACCCGCGCCATTTGGTCTGCGGGTTTTTTTGTGCCTGACCCAGATACAACGTGCGGCCTGGCCGGCACAACACATAGCCGTTCGGTGAGGTTGGCGCCCTCTTTGTGACGCAATAGCCCAACATCCAGACACCGCCCAAGCCTCTGCCTCGACATTCCGAGGGATCATGCTCAAATCGCGGCGGTTTTTAAAAAGCCGGTGGACGCGCCGGAAGTCCTGTCAGCCCTCTTGCTTCGGCTACGGCTGGCTGGGCGACCTTATTCCTGCAACAGCCGCAAAGCCTTGCCCTCAATCGAGGGCTTTTTTATTTCCGGAGGCCCCATGAGCATCCACCCCGGCCAGCTTCGTGAGTACATTATTCGCCCGGTCCTGAACCGTATCGGCCTGTACTCCGAAGCCGCTGAAGAATTGCTGATGCTCACGGCGGCCACCGAATCCCTGTGCGGGAAGTACATCCATCAGGTAGGCGGCCCTGCGCTGGGCATCTTCCAAATGGAGCCGCGTACCCATGACGATATTTGGGACAACTTCCTGAAGTACAAGCCGGATCTGGCCAGCCACGTTAAGCACTATGGTCGCCTCTCTCAGCAGCTGTCCGGCAATCTTTACTATGCCTGCGCTATGGCGCGGGTGCATTACCTTCGAGTACCCGAGCGCCTGCCCTCAGCGATGGACGTTGACGGCCTGGCTCGGTACTGGAAAGCGCACTACAACACGCACCTCGGAGCCGGCAAGCCGAATGAAGCGGTTGAGAACTATCAGCGCTTTGCGGTGGTTGACTGAATTCACTGAGTCCATGGATACCTTATGAGCCTTTCTATCCCTGTCATCGACGGCTTGCTGGATGTTGGCGGCAAGCTGATCGACAAAATCTGGCCAGACCCGGCAGAGCGGGAGAAGGCCAAGGCGCAACTACTTCAGATGCAGCAGCGCGGAGAGCTGAAAGAGCTTGAGACGCGCATGAGCGCCATTCTTGCCGAGGCCCAGAGCAAAGACCCTTGGACCAGTCGCGCCAGACCCTCATTCATGTACGTGATGTATACGATGATTCTGGCGTCGATCCCGATGGGGGTGCTTCATGCCTTTGACCCGGCCATGGCAGTCAGCATCGCGGACGGCATGAAAGCCTGGCTATCAGCCATCCCGCAAGAAATGTGGATGCTCTTTGGCGTCGGTTATACCGGCTACACCTATGCCCGCTCCAAGGATAAGCAAAACATCCTGGCAGGGAAGGGCAAATGAACCTGAAAGAAATGATCGAGCCCATCGCCCCTTCCATCGAAGCCAAGGTTCAGGCGGGCGCCAATGCAGCCACCTACACAGGCGGCACCATCGCCATCTTGGGCGGAACCTGGACAAAGAACGAAATCATGGCCGCCGGTGGTTTGGTATTTGTGGCACTGACCTATTTCACCTCCCTGTACTTCCAGCGGCGCCGAGATCGCAGAGAGCAGGAATTCCACCGTCATCGGATATGGATGCAGAACCAGATGGCGCAGCAGGATAAAGACGAGGTTTCCAAGTAATGCCCGCACCCACAGTCCTGAGAAACCTGACCCCGGAGACGAAGATCGTCCCGAATCCGCCTCCGGGCCAGCCGGTGATTGCGACGAAACTTGAGTTTCGGGATGGGACGCGGCAGACAGGGCCAGCCGCACCCACATTCACGCTTTCTGCCACAAGCAACAGCATCACGGCCACGATTACGCAGGGCAACGGGGCAGCGTCGTATGAGATCCGTGTTGATAGTGGCAGCGCTTTTTCTGGCCTGAGCGTTACCGGCCTGACCGCAGAACAGACCTACGTGGTGCAGGTTCGCGGGCTGAATGCGGAAGGCGTTCCCGGCGAGTGGAGTGTTGCGGTCAACCAATCTACAACAGCGGTTCCCGTTATTCCCCAGGGCGTCATCTTTCAAGAAGACTTTGACGACCAGCCCGATTACACCGCCACGATGCATACTCTGACCGACTCTCAGAAAAGCAGCGAAGGGGCCATTGTCCCGGACGGCTGGACCAATGTGTATCAGACCACCTCCTGGTCGCCTGAAACCGGCTACCCGGACAAGCACGCCTCGATAGAGATTCTTGCTTCAAATACCGACAAGACGCGCACCGGAACGGGCAAATCGTTTGTCAAGTATCGCGAATCATCCAGCCCCCAGTGGAACTCGGACGGTCAGTTGCAAGTAGTATTTGATACGGAACATGACGAAATCTACCTAGAGTTCTGGATTTCATTTTCGGCTAACTGGGCTGCAAGAACCGTTCAAAACGGGGGGCTTTCCAAGATCGCACGTATTGGTTATTACAACGGCGGCGCCTTCCCCTTTAATGGTGCAGCAGGCGATTTAGGACCGGTGTTGTTTTGGGACTACTACCAAAACGACTACGGCCAGCGGAATACGTATGCGTTCCGGGGTGGTCCTGCCGGTTACAACTACACCATGGATCTTAACGCAGAAGGTGTAAATGACCAGACCAACTTCACTAGCGATACAGTTGGCGTGGCTGTTGGTGGAGGCAATCCGCAACTCGTAGATCACGTTAACGGTGGGATTCTTGCGGACGTTGATCGTTACGACTTCCTTAACCACAACCGGCTGTGGGGTCCGGCAGGCCATTGGACCAAGGTGGGCCTCTACGTGAAGATGAACTCGGCTCCGGGTGTCAACGATGGCCTGATGATGATGTTTCTGAATGATGAGCGCGTCAAATTAGAGACGACCGTGCCCTGGTGTGGCGCGAACCCCGGAAGCAACATGGTTGGCTGGAATTTTATAGCCATCGGCGGAAACAGCTCCTTCTATCCCTACCCCAGCGATCAGCGGTTTGAAGATTGGTACGCCATTGATGACTTGGTGGTGATGAACACAGCTCCAGAGGGGTTATTGTAATGGCTTATCCTATTGTAGAAGGCGTTGCTGATAACGTCGGCGGCATTGATGCCGTAAGTCACACGGCAAACATGCCAGCCGGGGTTGTTGCCGGTGAAACCTTGATTCTGGCTGTCGCCAGTTACTATGACGGCTCCGCCGCCAACTCGTTTAATACGCCTGCTGGGTGGACTCGCGGGTTTGAGTACAAACAGCCTTATGTGTCTCTGGAGTTTTTCTACAAAACTGCTGGCGGCTCTGAGTCAACGGTTTCGCTGACGCCTGTCAGGCCCGAGGCGACTTCATATTGCCACAGCTATCGCGTCTCTGGCACGGACGGTATCGAGTTTGGAACAGTTGCCTTTCAAGACGTTAGCGCAAGCGCAGACACTGTTACCGCGCCGACCATCACACCGTCATGGTCTGGCGATACGCTTTATATGTTTGTTGGCGGCGGCGGTCGAACCAACGCGTTATTTTCTTCACTTCCTGCCGGGTATACAACACAGGATGGCGTATCTGGAGAAAACGCTGGTGGGCGAGGCATATCGCTGGCGTCAGGCTACAAGAATAGCGATGGGTCTGCCGAAAGCCCCGGCGATCTTGTGCTTGCGACGTACAATCTGATAGCGGCTAACACCATCGCCATCAAGGGCGCTGGGCCGATTCCGCCATCAGTCACCGTCACCCAGACCGAACTCACCCCCGGCGGCACGATCTCAGGCAGTTACAGTGATTACGCGACCGTCCCCACAACCCTGACCGTCAGCGATGGCACCAACACCATCACGATTGCCAGCCCGACCATCAACGACAATGGCGACGGCACCGGCACGTTCAGCGGTACGATGCCCAGCCTGCCAACATCTGGTACGGCCAACCTGATCCTGTTCGGTAACGTCACGGTGGAGTTGAGCTAATGGCGACCGCAAGCGTCACGTACCAGCCGGCAGCGGGCAGGGCGAAAGTTGATCTGACCTCATGGGCAGGCAGCGCATCATTTGCGACCACGCCGGTTGCCACGGATCAGGTGGAAGGGCCGGATACGCTGACGCTGAATGCCGATGGTACGGTTGCGGGGGCTGATGGGACGTACACGCTGCGGCACATCCAGGCGGCTAACGGCACGACTGAGGCGGTGAGCTTCCAGATCGGCACCCCTGCACAGGTTCCGCAGGGCACCATCACGCTCGGCACGGCTAACATTAGTCAGACAACCATTGACCAGGCGTTTACCTACGACGACACCGACCAGACCGGCTTTGAATACCGTGTGGACGGCGGATCGTGGACAGCCGTTACCAGCCCCGTTGAATTGACCGGCTTGGACGAAGATACGCCCTACCTGATCGAGATTCGGGCAGTCAACGCGGAAGGCGGCGGCACGGTCACCAGCACGACCATCACGACCGACCCGATTCCCGTACCACAGGGCACGATTACGTTTGGCACGGCAACGGTTGACCAGGATTCGATCAGCCAGCCTTTTTCTTACAGCGACGTTGATGAAACTGGCTTTGAATATCGCGTTGATGGCGGCACGTGGACAGCGACCACCAGCCCGGTCTCGCTCACTGGCCTGACCGACAACACAGAATACGTGATCGAAGTCCGGGCGGTGAATGCCGAGGGCGGCGGAACCGCAGCCAGCACGACACTGACCACTGATCCGGTGCCGAGCTCGGCAACGACCACCGTCGCATACGGCCCCGGCGCAAGCTACACCGTCGCTACCCTGGAAGCCGGGTTTGACGATTATGTGTTTCAGGAGTGGCCTGCCAATGAGCCAGCTGTTGGCTGGCAGCTGGTGACCATCACCGCCGAAGGCTACTTCGACGCCCAAGGCAACTACTTCTTTGATTCGGGTACGCCGGCAGTACATGACGTTTGGGTGATCGACTTGAGCGGCACGGTTTACGTGCAGACGGTGGACAACACTGGTCTGCTCACGCCGCTGGAAGGCGAAATCACCATTGGCACGGTATCGGTGGGCCGGAACAGCGCCAGCATCGAGTTCAGCTACTCGGCAGCAGATGCCGAAGGGTTTGAATACCGGCTGGATGGCGGCACCTGGACCAACGTCGTCAGCCCGATTGCCCTGTCTGGCCTGATCGCCGAAACCGCGTATCAGGTTGACTTGCGAGCCTACAACGGCACCACACAGTCCGTATTCAAGACGGTCAACTTCACGACGGATGCGGCGGTAGACACCACCCCGACCGCCTTCAGCTTCACGGCCCAGACCAACGTCGCACGCAGCATCACCGTCACGTCCAATGCCATCACGGTGCAGGGCGTGGATGCGGGCGTGGATATAACGTCATCGGTTTCGGGGGACACCGGCAGCCAGTATTCGGTTTCGACCGATGGTGGGCAAACATGGGGCGCATGGACAGCCACGCCTACCAACGTTCGCCTGAACTACCGTGTGCGTGTTCGCCACACCACCAGCAGCGAGTATTCCAGCGGTGGCTACGATGGTGTGCGCGAAACCACGCTGACCATTGGCGGCGTCTCTGGCACGTTTACCAGCACGACGCTGGCTGATGCCACGCCTCCGGTCATTTCATTGACTGGCGGCAACCAGACGATTGAACAGGGCCAGACCTGGAGTGAGCCAGGTTACACAGCCACTGACAATGCCGATGGCGACATTACCGTGACCGGCGTAGTGGTTTCAGGCTCCGTCGATACGTCCACCATTGGCACGTACGTTCTGACGTACACCGCGACCGATGCTTCCGGCAACCAGGCAAGCACCACGCGCACCGTTGAAGTGGTTGAGGCAACGCCAGACGACCAGACCGCACCGGTCATCACGCTCAACGGCGGCAACCAGACCATTACCGTAGGCGATACGTGGGTTGAGCCCGGGTACACCGCCACCGATAACGTGGATGGGGTTCTGACCGGCGCAGTTGTCGTGACCGGCACCATCAACACAGCACAGGCCGGCACCTACACGCTCACTTATTCAGTAACTGATGCCGCAGGCAACACCGGCACCGCAACGCGCACCGTCACCGTTCGCCCGGCCATTCAATACCCGCTGGATGTCAACGCCCCGGCCAAGCGCACCTTTGTCGCCAATCGCCTGCTAAAGTTCACCGCAAGCGAGCCCCTGTTCTTTATGCAGTCCGGCGAGATCCTGGATTACGACTTTGATCTGACCGACTGGCTGGCCGAGCAGGGCGGCGATATTGCCGAGGGCACGCACGAAATCACCGAGATTGCCGAGGCGCTGGATGTGCTGGTATCCGGCAACGTTCCCGGCACAGGCCGAGTGAAGGTCTGGCTGGAGGCAGGCAAGGTCACTGACAGCCAATCGTCTCTGGTGCAATTGAAAGTCTCCACCACTGGCTACCGGACTGGCGTGTTCCAGTTCCGCGTGGTCATCATCAACCGGATGCAGTAAGAATCATGGCAAATAACGGCAGAAAGCTGGGCAAGAAGCCGAGGGAATCGACTCTGGCAAAGTTGCGCGAGTTTGCCGACCTGTATCGTGGCGGCCCGGACGGTGTTCGCAGCAATGCCGCTCGCTGTTACGCCGAGCTGCACCCTGGCGCTCACCCAAAAAACTGCGAAGCCCGAGGCAGCGAGTACCTGAACCACCCGTACACGCAGGAATACATGCGCGAGAAAACGGACAAGGTGGCCGAGAAGGCGGACATTACGCAGGAGCGCGTAATCAAGGAAATTGCCCGGATTGGGCTGTTTGATGCCCGGAAGTTGTTTGACAACGTGGGTAATCCGCTACCAATAACGGAGCTGGATGACGATGTAGCCGCAGCCATTGCCGGCATTAAGGTGCGCCAGACTGCCGGGGATGAAGATGAAGTCGGCACCATCATCGAATACAAGATTGCCGACAAGAACAGCGCTCTGGAGAAGCTGATGAGGTTCCTTGGGGCCTACGAGAAAGACAATAAGCAGAAGAATGAATCTCTGGCAGACGCCCTGATGGCGGGCATCAATCGCGTAAAAGAGCTGGATGAGTGAATCAACCGAGCGCCGCTTGCGCGAAGAAATTGCCAAGTGCTGGGATGACCCGCTTCGTTACGTTCTGCTCGCCTTCCCTTGGGGCGTCCCCGGCACACCACTTGAGGAATATCCGGACGGCCCGGACGAATGGCAAAAGGATCAGCTGAACGAGATCCGCGACCACATACGCGACGGCAAGGAAGTGGCCCTTCGGGATGCCACAACCTCCGGCCACGGCATCGGAAAGTCTGCCGAGACAGCCTGGATCATCTTGTGGTTCTGCAGCACCCGGCCACACTGCGCAGGGCGGATCACGGCAGGCACGCAAGCGCAGTTGAACAGCACCACCTGGCGGGAATTGTCGGTTTGGCACCAGAGAGCAATTAATAAGCACTGGTTCAACTGGACGGCGACCCGCTTCTACGCCATCGAAAGCCCTGAAACCTGGGGCGTGACGGCGATTGCCTGGAGTGAAAACAACTCGGACGCCTTTGCCGGTCTGCACGCCAAGGACGTTCTGGTTATCTACGACGAGGCCAGTGCGGTTGCTGATGTGATCTGGGAAGTGACCGAGGGCGCCATGACAACCCCGGGCGCTTTCTGGTTTGTGTACGGGAACCCGGTACGCAACACAGGCCGATTTCGTGAATGCTTCCGATCCATGCGTCATCGCTGGAATAACCGGCAAGTTGATTCCCGCACCTGCCGGATGACCAACAAACTCGAAATCCAGCAGTGGCTTGAAGATTACGGCGAAGATTCCGACTTCTTCCGGGTGCGTGTTCGGGGCGAGTTCCCCCGCGTTTCCGAGAGCCAGTTCATTTCTGAGGATGTGGTCAGGGATGCGCAGGCCCGCACACAAGACCCGAGAGTGTTTGCACACTACCCGCTCATCATGGGCGTGGATGTAGCCCGATTCGGCAATGACCAATCGGTGATTACGCTCCGGCAAGGGCCGAAGATTCACTATCAGCACGCTTACCGAGGACTGGACACGATTCAAGTGGCCGACAAGGCCCGCGACCTTTATCTGGACAGCGGCGGCGTTGTGGCTATCTGCGTGGATGGGCCGGGTGTTGGTGGTGGCGTCGTGGACCAACTCAAGAAGTTCAGACTGCCAGTGGTTGATGTTCAGCCTGCTGGGACCGCGCCAGATCCCAAAGAATTTGTGAACGTCCGGGCCTGGCTCTGGGGGCAGATTAAAGGCTGGCTTGCAGATGCAGACCTTCCCCCGGGTGACCGGGAGCTGATGGACGACCTGACCAGCATCGAATACGGATACGACAACAAGCTCCGCATTCAGATGGAGTCGAAAAAAGATATGAAGAAGCGCGGCGTCGCCTCACCCGACAAGGCCGACAGCCTCGCGCTGACATTCCACCCGATTGATTCCGTAGTTCGCCCGAACCGAACCGCTCACCCAATGAGACGGCGCGGAAACTGGGCCGCTCACACCTAAAGGACCACCATGCCGATTCTCGACAGCAACAAACCGGTGACCATGGATCAGCGGGAAATCGCCGTGATGTTTGCGCAGACCATCGCCAAAGCCGGCCTGCCGGTCCCGAGCGGTCGCTATCGCAACGACGTTGACCATATTCAGATTGACCCGATTGTGATCGAGAAGCGCGTCACGCAACCGAAATTGGGCGTACGCCTGCAGTTCATGACCAAGGGCGAGTTCGGGGTGGGCCTGAACATCGATATGGAAGAATTTGCCGCCGATCCCAAAGGCTACACCATGCACCTGTTCGAGCACCTTGGCGGGATGTTGCGCGACAGCAATCGCCGCCGACACGACAAGCGGGCCGAAACCGCCGCGCTGTACGACCTGCTGACCAAAGGGGCCGCCAATGGCTAATCTCGGGCTACTGCAGTACAAATCTGCCAGCGAATTGCGCGACGAGGAAGTGACCGAAGCGCAGCGCATCGAGGATGAGCAGACCAAACGCCTGAAGATGATGGAGAGTTCCCTGGGGGCGCACATTCGTCGCTGCTGGGAAGAAGCCAAGATGGCCAAGCAGGAAGTGGAATACCGCCTGCTGGACTGCCTGAGACGGCGCAAGGGCGAGTATGACCCGAGAAAGCTGGCTGCGATAAAGCAGGAAGGCGGCAGCGCCATTTTCATGATGCTGACCACAACCAAGTGTCGGGCTGCTTCATCGTGGATCAGAGACATCCTGATGCCGGCCAACGAAAAGCCCTGGGGGCTGAGTCCGACGCCGATTGCGCAGGTGCCGCCCGAGTTCCTGCAGCCGGTGTTCAGCCAGTTTATGCAGCGGGCTGCGATGGAGGCGCAACAGTCCGGCCAGAACCCGGACCCGCAAGCGATCATGAAGGCCGCTGAAGATTACATTCGTCATGCCGCACAGGAGCGGGCCGAAGAAGCCGCCGAGCGTCACGAGGAATTGATTGACGACCAACTGACCGAAGGCGATTGGGATACCGCTCTGGCCGATTTCATTGACGACTTCACCACCTTTCCGAATGCCTTTATCCGTGGCCACAACTTGCGCCGTGTCGCCTCTCTGGCCTGGATGGAAGGCTGGAAAGCCGTCAAGGCGATGGAGATCAAGCCCGACTGGTATCGCGTCTCCCCGTTCGATATGTATCCGAGCCCGGACGCCACGAGCATCGATAACGGCGCGTACATCATCGAGCGAGCCCGCTTTACCCGGGGCCACCTGAATAAACTCATTGGGGTTCCCGGTTATAACGAAGAAGCGATCCGGGAAGTGCTGGACGAGCACGGCCAATCCGGTCTGCGCCACTGGCTCTGGACCGACGGCGAGCGTGCTGAACTGGAAGGGCGCGGCCATGAATGGCTGACCCGAGGCCAAACCATCGATGCGCTGATCTATAGCGGCGGTGCGCAAGGGACAAGCCTGCTGCAATGGGGTGTCAACCCGGACGATATTGAAGATCCGCTGGCCGAGTACGAAGTGGAAGCGACCCTGATCGGCAACCACGTTATTCGCGTGAAGATCAACCGTGACCCGCTGGAACGCCGGCCTTACCACACTGCCAGCTTCCAGCCGGTGCCGGGTTCGTTCTGGGGGCAGGGTATTCCCGAGCTTATGAGCGACATTCAGGACGTGTGCAACGCCACCGCCCGGTCACTGGTCAACAACCTGGCGATCAGCTCAGGCCCGCAGGTGGAAGTCTACGAAGAACGCCTGGACCCGAGCGAGGACGCCAGCGACATTTATCCGTGGAAGATCTGGAAAACCAAGGATTCGTCACTGACCGGCAACAACCCCGCCGTGCGGTTCTATCAGCCGAACAGTAATGCCGCCGAACTATTGGGCGTGTACGAGAAGTTCGAGATCCGCGCCGACGACGCTACCAACATTCCCCGTTATTCCTACGGCAACGAGCGCGTGGGCGGGGCTGGCTCGACCGCTTCTGGCCTCTCGATGCTGATGGAGAGCGCGAACAAAGGCATTAAAGACGCCATCCGGCATATTGACCGGGGCGTGATTCGCCGCGTGATCGAAGCCCTATGGCTGCACAACATGCAGTACAGCGACGACAACAGCATCAAGGGCGACGTGGCCGTGGTGCCGCGAGGCTCCAGCGCGATGCTGATTCGTGAGCAGACCTACCAGATGCGCACACAATTCCTTCAGATGACTACCAACGATATTGATATGGGCATCATTGGCCGCGAGGGCCGCCGTGACCTGCTGGAAGCCGTGGCCGAGAAGCTGGATATGCCGGGGCTGATTCCGTCCGAGGACAAGATGCAGGAGAACGCCAAGGGCCAGAACGAAGCGCAGCAGATGATGCAGGAACTCGAAAGCATGATTAAGCAGGCCGAGGCCCAAGAGAAGATGGCCAAAGCCGAAAAGGCCAGCGCCGAAACCGAAGAAACCCGGGCAGACACGCAGAAAACCCGGACCCTAACGCCGCTGGAAGCCCGCAAGCTCATGGCGGAAATTCTCAACATGATGAGAGAGCAGAATGGACGAGAAGGACTGGAAGGCTCTGGCGCGAATCGCCTCAACGCCGGACGGCCAGCGCCTGCTGGAAATCCTCAACCGGCGCCGGGAGGAATGCAGGGACCGTCTCGAAATGGCGGACAGTCATTTAATGGTCTGCAAGGCCCAGGGATGCGCTGACGCTTACAAGACGCTGGCCAAGGATCTGCAAGGCGCCCGCGACGTTGTGAACAGTCGATACAGCCAGTAACCCCATAGCCCGGTTCGCCGGGCCTCACAAGAAAGCCGCTTCACCAGCAATGGGAGGCGGTTTTTTTGTGGGCGAACGCTCAGTGCTCGGAAGGCCAACGGCACTGAATCCGTGACCCTGGATCGTGAACCCCGGCTATGCCGGCTCACCGCGCAGATAAGCGCATGGAGTTGAAGAATGGCACTACCCCGCTACAACCAGCAGCAGGCCGACGAGGCCAGAAAGCACTTTGAAGCCCTCCAGAACCCCGAGCAATCGGCTCCGGAAGCGGACGACGAAGCGCCTGATGCGCCGGTTACTGACGAGCAATCCGCAGACACCCAGGCACAACCCGAGGACGACAAGCACTCCCAGGGCAAAGACGAAACCCCAACCGACGAGCCCAAGCGCTCCGAAGCCTATTGGGAACACCGCTTTAACGTCATCAACGGGAAGTACGCCGCCGAGGTGCCCGCGCTGCAGGAACAGGTCAGAACTCTGACGAAAGATCTCGAATCTGCCAACCGCCAGATCACGGAGCTGAAATCAGTCTCCGACAAATCCACCAACCCTGGCGGGCTGACGGATGAGGATATGCAGAAGGCCAAAGACGAATTTGGTCCGGACGTTGTGGAATTTTTCGAGCGACTGGCAAGCAGCGGTCGCGGCCCCGACAACAGCGCCGAAGTGGCAGAACTGAAGCGCGAACTGGATGCGATCAAGAGCCAGGAGAAGCAGAAAACCGAGGCTTCGTTCTGGACCGCACTCAATGAGTTGGTGCCCGACTGGAAAGCCGTCAACGCCGACCAGAAGTTCCACGCCTTTCTTTCAGAGTACGACCCGCAGACCGGAACCCAGCGCCAGCAATCTCTGGCGACTGCGCAACAGGCACTGGATGCAGACGGTGTGGCCGCCGTGTTCAACGCCTTCAAAAAACAGCAACCGCAGAAGCAGAAGCAGCGCATTCCTGACGACCAGGTTGATCCTCCCACCAGCCGATCTACCACCGCCCCAGAGGGCAAAAAGATCTGGACTGGCCCGGAGATCACCAACTTCTACCAGAAGAAACGGAATGGGGATTACAGCGCGAAAGAGGCCGAGCGGTTGGAAGCCGACATTTTCGCCGCACAGCGTGAGGGCCGGGTGCGATAACGCCCCGGTCCCGCCTCGCGGTTCATTGATTCCAAGAGGTATTTATCATGGCAGGTCCAACGCGTAGTACCAGTCCGGCTCATCCGGACTATTCCAGCACCAGTGCGAGCGGTTTTATTCCCTCAATCTGGTCAGGAAAACTCGTGGACAAGTTGTATGCGTCCACAGCCTATGGAGAGATTGCAAATACTTACCACCAAGGTGAGATCAAGCAAATGGGCGATTCGGTGCAAATCCGAACCACTCCCTCCATCACCATCAGCGACTACGAGATTGGTGGCGGCCTCACTTACGAGAAGCCGACTTCCGACAAGGTAGATCTGCAGATCGATCAGGCAAAGTCGTTCAACTTTGAAATCAACGACGTGGACGCCTATCAGGCGGATATTAACCTGATGGATGACTGGTCGAACGATGCCGGTCAGCAGATGAAGATCGCCATCGACACCGACATTAACGCTTATGCGTACACCGAAGTGGCTGCGGCCAACGCGGGTGCCACCGCAGGCGTAAAGTCGGGCGACATCAATCTGGGTGAGGCTGATGCCCCGCTGTCCGTCACCAAGGCCAACGTGCTCGACATTCTGGTGGATGCGTCTACCGTCCTGGACGAGCAGAACGTGCCCGACGACGAGCGTTGGGTGATCCTCCCGCCCTGGATGTGCGGCATGTTGAAGAAGTCTGATCTGCGTGATGCGAGCATCATGGGTGACGACACTTCCGCGTTCCGTAATGGCAAGCTCGGTATGCTGGATCGGTTCAAGGTGTTCATCAGCAACAACCTGGATGTTGTAACCGACGCCACCACCAGCACCAAGTGCACCAACGTGATCTTCGGTCACAAGAAGGCACTGACCTTCGCCAGCCAGATGACCAACATGGAAACGCTGCCCAATCCGAGTGATTTCGGCAAGCTGATCCGTGGTCTGAACGTCTATGGCCGCAAGGTGATCGACCCGAATGCCATCGGTACGCTGTACGTGGACCGTGGCTAAACCCCGCTGACAGGCCGCCCTTCGGGGCGGTCTTTCTTTTTGAGGTGTTCTCATGGATCTGATTCACAAGCTCGAAAAAGCCCGCACCAAAGACGATTTGGAAGCGCTGGGCATTGAGCATCTGGGCGTTGACGTGGACAAGCGCAAGGCCAAAGAGGTGCTGCGTGCCGAGCTGATCGGGCTGGCCGAGGAAAAAGGCTTTGCAAGCGCCGAGGCAACAGAAGCGCCAGAGCCAACTCAACCGCAACCGGCTGCAGCGTCGCAACCGGAACGCAAGAACAAAATGGGCCGCAACAAGCGCACCGGTCGCCTGATGGTGTGGAGTTCGGCCATGGCCAAGATGCCGCACATGGAGGAAGTCTGACCCATGGCTGTCACCGTCGCGGATATCGTCAACAACGCCAAGCGGGTTCTGCAGGAAGTCACGGCAGACGGCACTCGCTGGACCAACGATGAACTGGCCGGCTGGTTGAACGAGTTTTATCAGGCCGCCGTTGGTCTGAAGCCCGACGTATCGACGGTGAACGAGGAACTGGCCCTGACTGCAGGCACCAAGCAGGCTATTCCGGCTACCGGCCTGCGCCTTATCGACGTGATCCGCAACACCAGCGGCAAGATGACCGGCATTTCGGTGACTACGCGCAAGTCGCTGGACACCATTCGTCGGGCCTGGCATTCGGACCCGGCGACCAGTCGCATTGAGCAGTACGTATTCGAGGATCTGGACCCCAAAATTTTCTATGTGTATCCGCCTGCCGAGGCCGGCGCGACCGTGGAAATCCTGTACGCCACGGTTCCGGAGCCGCACGACCTGGCCACCGGTTGGGCCACCTACAGCCTTGAGCCCTTTAAGCTGAACGACGCACACGCGCCGGCTGCCACCGATTACCTGCTGTACCGCGCCTTCAGCAAGGATGCGGAAACCCCGCAGAATCTGAACCGCTCCCGGATGCACTTTCAGAACTACGCCCAACAGCTGACTGGCAAGCGACAAGCCGATCAGGCGTATTCACCGAACGCACCGGACACCTCTGCCAACCCGCCCCGAGGTAACGCATGACCCAGGATGACCTGATCGACCAGATTCAGCTGGACATTCCGGACGCGCCCCGGGCGACCGTGGCCGAGCAGATCAAGCGCATGGCCCGGGAATTGTGTGAACACGCCGATGCGTGGGTGCATAGCGGCATTCTGGTGGTGGCCGTGAAAAGCGGATACCCGCAACTGGTACCGGTAGAAGGCGAGCCGTTGCGCATCATCGAGTTGACCGACAACAAGCAACGGATGAAGCCGGGACACGACTACACGCAACCGACCCCGGACAGCATCGAGATTCACCGGCGCACCACCAAGGACACGCTCAACGGCAAGCTGGCCATGCGCCCGAAGCTCACCGAGGACGTGCCCGACACCCTGATTACCGACTGGCACAAGACGCTTGCCGATGGCGTGCTCTGGCGTCTGTTCCTAATGCCGCAGCCGTGGCGCAACCCGGAACTGGCCAGCTACTACCAGCGCCAGTGGCAGGGCGGTCTGACCGATGCCAAGCAGCGAGCCAACCACGGATACCAGCGCGGCGGTGCTCGCGTGAAGATGCGCCCGTTCATCTGACAGGATTCGCTTCATGAAGATTCAGCACGCGGCTTTCCGGGGCGAGATTCCGATCCTGGACCCTCGCCTATTGCCTGAGAACAACGCCCAGGTGGCCCGCAATCTTGACCTAAAGCACGGCACTCTGAAGCCATACAAGGGCGTAACAGCGGCCTCAAGCCTGCCTGCAACGATCAATCCCGCGAATCTCTGGCGGTATGATGAGGGCAACAACGGCGACGGCTTCTGGTTTTCATGGGGCAGTGAGTACGACGTGGATGTGGTGCGCTCACCGATTGCCAACGATGCCTATGCCCGCGTCTACTGGACCGGACAGGATGACCCGAAAATGGGCTCCATTGCGCAACTGACCACCGGCTCCGGCCCCTATCCGTCCGCCTGGTTCCAGCTCGGCGTGCCCGCGCCTGATTCCGGCCCTACCGTGGCCGCGCCTGCCTCCCGTGTTGACGTTCCCGATACTGCCCTTGAAACCGCTTATGTCGTTACGCTCGTGACCGAGTTTGGCGAAGAAGGCCCGCCGTCTGACCCCTCCGGCTTTGTGCTGCGCTGGGATGACACCGTGGACAACCCGGACTTTGGCGAGGTTGAAGTGACCCTGCCAGCCGTACCGACCGCCAACCTGAACATCACCAAGAAGCGCCTGTATCGCGTCGAGAGCGGTGGCACCTACCAACTGGTAACCGAATTGCCGGCTGCCACCGGCACCTACACCGACAATGTGCCGTCTGAGCAACTGGGTATTGCCTTGGCCTCACTGGAATGGGATGGCCCGAACGCGGCCATGCAAGGACTGACCACGCTCCCGGGCGGGATTCTCGCCGGCTTCTTCGACAACACCCTGGCGTTTAGCGAACCGTACTTGCCGCACGCCTGGCCGATTTCCTATCAGCTATCGTTCCCCGATCCCATTGTGGCCATTGCCGCGATCAGCAACGGGCTTGTCGTCACCACTACCGGCCAACCCTGGCTCGTCACCGGCTCAAGCCCCGAAGCCATGGCGCAGATGGAACTGGACGTGAACCAGCCCTGCCTATCCAAGCGCTCGATGGTGGATATGGGTGGTTACGCAATCTATGCCGGTTACGACGGTCTGGTGGCCATTGGCGGCAGTGAGGCCCGAGTCATCACGTCTGACGTTATCAGTCGTGACCAGTGGCTGGCCCTGAATCCTTCGACTATTCACGCCTACCTGTACGACGGTGCGTACCTGGGCTTCACCGATACCGGTTCGTTCCTGTTCACCCCGGGCGTGGGTTTTGAGTTCTTCGATACCCAGGCCGATGCCGGGTACTACGACATTGCCGAGGATAATCTTTATCTGATTCAGGGCAGCGATATTGT